AACTCCAGAATAAACCCGTAGAACTGGTAGCGGATGCATTCTTGAAGGCATGGGAGATGAGACCCATCCGTGCCGAACCGCTTTATCATCTTTCCTGCGTTTACAGAAAGCACAACAGACATGCGGCAGCATTCATGGCTGCTATGTTGGCTCTTTCCATTCCCAAGCCACAGGGAGACATTCTCTTCGTTGATAATGATCCTTATAAGTGGGGCATTCTGGACGAGATCGTTTCTACAGCACATAGCGTAGGAAAATTCCATCTTGGGCTTCAGGCAGCAGATCGTTTGTTGAACGAATCCCTTGTTCCGCCAGACCAGATTGAGAGAGTACAGAAGAATCGCCAGTCCTATTATACAAAGGTATTGGAGATTCAGGCTCACATGGCAGAACAGCAAAAAGCGCAATTAGAAGCGCAAAATAAAGTTCAGCAAAAGGTAATTCCTGCTACAACTTTAAACCTAAGTAATGCTGCGGTTACTATGGCGCCAAAGCCCCAAGTTTATGGAGCAGAAGCACCAAAGCCACAAAGTAAACAAAAATCTTTCAAGAAAAAGTCTAAAAGGTAATCTCTTTCTAGCGGCTAAATATTATACTTAGCCACCATGAAAGTTAAAAAAGATTCATTAAAATTAATCGGAGAGTGTCCACAATTGGTTGTGGGCTCCGATTATTTTTTAATTGAAAGAGTATTAAATCCTATAAAGATAAAAATAGGCCATGGGTTAAGTAAGCTTCAATTGGAAGATTCATCTGGTCGCCAGTTTGTTTTGGAGGGCAATCAGGGCAGTATTTTATCGCTATTCAAGCACAATAATCTGTACAATCTTGTTAAATCTAAAACATACACTTTAACTTCCTCGGTTGGAAACTTAGCAGAAGGCACAGAACTCAAAGAAATTCCTGCTTCACGTTATGTGGACAGTTCCGTCAATATAGGAGTTGGTATATCTGAAAAGTATTTTGTTGAGAGCCAAACAAACAATATTATAAAATTTGTTGGAAATTTGAACAAAATAAATGATCTTTTTGAAGAAATAGTTCCTCCTCCAGCCGAACAGCCAAAAACAGTTATAATTGAAAAGGTTGGTCCGATTGGCCCAAGAGGACTCCAAGGTGACATTGGACCTATGGGCATTCAAGGTTCTATTGGAGAAAGGGGCGAAAAGGGTGAACAAGGAATCCAAGGCGAACGTGGAGAACAAGGAATCATTGGTCCAATTGGCCCGCAAGGCCATATTGGTGATATTGGGCCTATTGGCCCTATTGGCCCTCAAGGTATACAGGGAATTCAGGGCCCTAAAGGTGAACGCGGAGAAGAAGGCGAACGTGGCCCGGAAGGCATACAAGGACCACAAGGCACGCAAGGACTGGTTGGCCCAAAAGGACAAAAAGGCGACAAAGGAGACAATGGAAGCCAGGGCCCGTCTGGACAAAAAGGTGAAGTGGGCGAAAAAGGTGATCGCGGAGAGAAAGGCGATAGAGGTCCAGAAGGACCGCAAGGACAAAAAGGCGAAAGAGGACCACAAGGACCTCAAGGATTACAAGGACCACAGGGAGTAAAAGGAGATAAGGGAGAACAGGGATTACAAGGCCCCGAAGGCAAGTCTCCTGTAGTATCCGCGGAATATCCTCTAAAGCTGTCTGACGGTGTTATAACATTTGATTCTGAACGCCTTACAAAACTATTAGATAAATTTAAAAACACTGATATCCAAAAGGCCATAGATCAAATGGCAAAAACAATGCCAGCTGGCGGTGGTGCTGTCGGCATTAGGTTTAATGGATCTAAACTTATAAAATCAGTAAGTGATGTAAATTTTACTGGAGCAGGAGTAACAGTAACACAATATGGAAAAGATGTTACTGTAAACATTGCTGGTGCAGAAGGTGCAGTTACAAGTTTAATTGCTGGGCCCGGTATTACATTAAGTCCTTCAACCGGTATTGGTGCGGTTACCGTAACTAATCTTTTGAGCGTAAAAGGAAATGCTGCTGGAATAATTCAATTTTCAAATTCTGCACAGACAGATTTGGAAAGTGACAATGCATTTAAATTAAATCAGATTACCAGTGAGCTTCAACTTCCAAAAGGATTGATATTAAATTCTACTTCAACATTTGCTGAATCTTTTATACAATTTCAAGACGGAAGTACTCAAGGAACGGCTTCATCAAAATTCTTTTATACCCCAACATCTCCTTCTGGTGTAACTCAAGGCGACCGTTGGATGGATTCAGACAACGGTATTGAATACGTCTATATTAATGATGGCAATAGTGAGCTATGGGTACAGCCAACAAATACTGGAGGCTCTAGCACAACATCAATTTCAATCCTTGCAACTACCGAAGTAACCGGAGCAACATATGCGGCACTTGCATCTGATTATTATATCGGAGTAAGTTATGCTGGACAAGTAACAATCACTCTTCCAACCAATCCAGAGACCGGAAGAGAATTGGTAGTAAAAGATGAATCTGGAAATGCAGGCAACGGAGTCAATCGTCAGATCACGATTGTCGGAGCCACTGCAGCACATAAGATCGATAATCAAAGTTCAGCAATAATTAATCTAGACAATGCCGGGTTGCATTTCATTTATAGAAATGGATGGAGAATAATATAATGTCTTACCTATTCAATGATACAGTTGGTTTTAAGGACAATGCGATTGATTCTTTCAATCGTTTAAAGGTTGCTAATCCGTTTACTATTTTTGATAGCCAACACAGATATCAACCAAATGACAAATGGGATGCATTCGGAGTAACGGGAGGAACTTATTCATATGCTTTAAATGAAAGTGCCATCAATTTAATTGTTGGTACCACTGCTGGCTCCAAAGTTACAAGAGAAACCAAAAGAGTTTTTCCATATCAGCCCGGTAAATCACTTTTAGTACTGAGCACCTTTGCTTTTAATCAACCAAAATCAGGATTGAGACAAAGAATTGGATACTTTGGAATTACTGGTGGTGCTACAGCTGGTATTCCATATAACGGAATTTATGTAGAACAAAATGGATTGACTTTAAGCATGAATTTAGTGTCTGCTTCTTTAGGAACAACTACAACAGCCAATCAATCTAATTGGAACGGTGATCCATTTGATGGAAGTGGACCATCTGGAAGAACACTGGATATAACAAAAACAAATATTTTTTGGACTGATATTGAATGGTTGGGTGTCGGTGACGTTCGTACTGGTTTCTTTGTTGACGGAAAGCCAGTGATAGCCCACACATTTCATAATGATAATATTCATACAACAACCTACATGACCACTGCATGTCTTCCGATTCGTTACGAACTTGAAAATTTAACTGGTCAAACAGGAAGCAGTCAATCAAAACAAATTTGCTCTTCAGTAATCTCTGAAGGTGGTTATGAAGGATTTAGCAGAAGATTCAATATTTCCACAGACGCAACAACAACCACATTGACAAGTGCAGGAACATATTATCCGATTCTTTCAATACGGTTAAATTCAAATAGATTAGATTCAATTATAGTTCCATCAAATATTAGTGCTATAGTCGAATCTGCTGGATCATCATGGGTACATTACCGAATAGTCTTGGGTGGAACTTTTACAGGCACCACTCCAACATGGCAAACTCACTATAATGGAAATGTAGATTATGTTGTACATGTAAACACTACTGGTTTGACCGGGGCAACGGAGGTTATTGGTGGTTACATAAGTGCAGGTGGAGTTGTAGACATCGGTTCTCAAAATGATTTTAATTTTCAACTAGGAAGAACCCAAAGTGGTGTAAGTGATATTATAACATTGGTTGCTGGTGGAGTAACACCAAATACAAAATTTGCAGCAGATCTTTCATGGTTTGAAATCGTATAAATATTAAGACATGGCATTAGACTTTCCTACAAATCCAGCACTAAACGAAATTTACACCTATGGTGGGCGTTCTTGGCAATGGAACGGAACCGCTTGGGATGTTTATAATGCTGCGAGTGGTCTGACGCAATATGTTTCTCAATTAAATGGCCTTTGTGGTTCTATTAATATTGCTGCTGGAACTTCTATATCCGTAACACCATCTGGCAATACGCTTACAATTGCCTATACAGGTGGTGGTGGAGGTGGTAACACCGGAGCAACAGGTGCCACTGGTCCTACAGGACCCCAAGGAAACACTGGTGCTACTGGTGTCACTGGATCACAAGGAAATACTGGAGCAACTGGTGCTACTGGACCACAAGGAAACACTGGTGCTACTGGTCCAGTTGGTGATTACGTAATTTCATTCAATGGATTGACGGGAGCTGTTACTGGTGTAACTCTTGGTGGTGCAGCCTTTACAGGACTGGTATCTTCTACAGTTGGTTTCTCTGGTGCTGCAACAAATCTTACAGGGAATGCCTCGGGATTAACTGCTGGAAGTGCTTCTAAAGTTCAAATTTCCGAAGCAGCAGCGACCACTCACTATTTGGCTCTTGCTACTGGTACTGGAAATACTGGAATTTATATTGATACATCTGCTCCAAGATGGACTTATATTCCGAGTACAGGAGTATTGAGTACACCTGCAGGAAGTTTAAGTGCTTATGATATAACTGCTGTGGCCACTATAATATCTAATAATTATTATCCATATGATAATAATAGTCCAACATATTTTACTTCTTCATTTAATGGTACTGTTAGTTTACCAATTTACATTGGTGATGTAGATGGCAACGGACACAATACTGTATTTGTTATAAATGACGATTTATCAACTTTTTCATTTCAAAATGATGGATTATTTGCAGGTTCGGTAAACATAAATCTATCTGGTGGACTAGGATTATATAATTCTGGTCCTTTAAAATTTTATGATATTCAAGAACCACAAGGATATGTTGGATTCCAAGCACCGTCTATTGCAAATAATATATTGTGGACACTTCCAGGGTCAGATGGAACTTCAAATCAAGTACTGACCACAAATGGTTCTGGTACTTTGAGTTGGACTAAACCCGTAAACACATTAAATGGTCTTTCAGGTGGCGTAACTCTTGCTGCTGGTACTGGCATTACATTTACTGCTTCTTCTGGTACTATAACTTTATCAACTACTGGAAATGGCGGTGGTATTTCTAGAAGTATATCAACAATTACAGGATCAACTACAGCTTTAGCTGCATCATCTACTGATTATGTCTATGTTGGTAATACATCAGGTAATATAAATCTAACTATGCCAACTGCCGTATCAAATACGAATAGATATACTGTAAAACAAAATAATATTGGAATTTTGACACTTCTTACCACATCATCACAGACAATTGATGGTGTGACCGGTTATCTTTTGACCAGACAGTATCAAGCAGTTGATTTAATGAGTGATAATTCAAACTGGTTTGTAGTATAATGAGGTATTTATGGCACACGGTATACAAAGTAAGAATAGCTATACTTTAAAGCATACTGCAAACACGGATAATCCAAATCAATTGGATACCATGTTTTTTACTGATTTTCATCAAGGTGCTACTTTAGTTAATACTGTACCGCTAGAGGGTGGAATTTTTTATTTTACTAGTGCAGGTGGTGGAACTATATCAAACAATAATACTGCAATTTTAACAGCCTTTGGCATAACTGCAGCCTCTGGAACAATTCAACTACAAACTGGCACAACCAGCAATAGTACCGCATCAGTAGCAGTTGTTACCGGAGGAAGCACAAATTTAGCTATGCTTCCCGGAATACCAACCCCAACCACTGGCCTTATAACAAAATATGAATGGGAATCTCTAATTCGTACTGGTGCAGCAATTTTTAATGGAGGTGCAACATTAGGTGGGGCATTTAGATTTGGAATAATGGATAGCACACAGGGGTCCATATCAAACGGTGTTTATTTTGAATTTTTAAATAATGGAACAACTAATGATACCACTTTTTGGCTTGTATGGCGAGCAGGAAGCGCACAGGAAAGATTTGATACTACTGTAACTTATGCAGCAAATAAAACATATCGTCTATACATGAGTGTTGAAGCCAATACTGCAGGAACAATAACCACAACTTATAAAATTAAAAATTTCACAGATAATACAAATACTGAAGGAACAGCTACTCCTGTGAATACAGCAAGAATACCAACAGCAATTACTGCTTATTGTGCCCCAGTGATAGAAATAAACAAAGATACCAGCGTCACAGCAACCTCAACTGTTTTAAATTTAGATTATATTGCTTATAGAATAAGAAGGCCAGTTTCCAGAGAAATAATAACAAGTCTTTAAAAATGTCATACGGAATACAACCAACTACAGAACATGTATATTTTGGGTCATCTCAAGGAGAGAATCCAAATCAACTAGATTGGAGATTATTTACAGATTTTAATCAAAATAATATCCCATCTGCAACTATTCCTACAGAGGGTGCTAATTTTCATTGTGTTACTTCTGCTGGGGGAACAATAACAAATAATTCATCTACATTATTTACTGGTGTTGGTGTTACTTTGTGTTCTGGTGTAATTTCAGTATCAACGGGGGGAACAAATAATTCAACTGGATATGCAACTGTACAAACTAATGCTTGGATTCTTCCCGGTATTCCTACGCCTTCAGCGGGGCAAGTTACAAAATATGAATTTGAAACATTAATACGAACAGGCACAGTAATACACAGTGATACTGTTCGTGGTGTTTTTAGACTTGGTTTTTTTGATAATACTGGATTTACAGCACCCGGAGATTCTACAGGATATGGTCCGCATTTTAAGTTTTTATGTGACGGCACTACAACCCATACTAAATGGAATGTATATTTTGGAGATGGTAGTGCAAACTTTGCAACAGTTGATACTGGTGTGGCAGTATCAATCAATACAACATATCGAATGTACTTGAGCGTTGAAGTAAATAGCGCAGGTACTTTTACCACAACTTATAAAATAAAAAATATAACAACTGGAACCAATACAGAAGGAATTGCTTCGCCTCCCTCATCGGCATATTATCCAGTATCAGGTTATACAACATCAATGGGGGCAGGAATTTTTAATGGAAAAAGCAACGTCACGGCAACATTGACGCCAGTTCCAATAACAGTAGATTATATGTTTGTAAGAATTCGAAGACCTATGAGCAGAGAAATACTTATTTTTTCATAATATTATGGCATACAGTACACCTTCAACCAATGATATAGTTTTATGCGCTACAGAAGAAGCAACAAATATAAGTCAATTAGATCTTATTTGGTTTACTGATTTCAATCAATATGCTGCGCCAAGTACTTCAATTCCAGCTGAAGGAGGAATGTATTTTGGTAACTCGGCAAACGGAGGTTCCATAACAGTTCCAACATCAACCGCAATTATGACCTCCTTTGGTGGACACACGGCTGCAAATGGAGCGATTCAGTTGGCAACAGGAACAACAAATAACGCAACAGGGTATGGTTCCATATACAGCCATCAAAATATATTACCTGGAATTCCAACTCCTTCAAATGGATTTGTCACAAAATATGAATATGAGTGTTTAATTCGAACCACGGGCACCATTCACAGTAATACTGTAAGAGGATCATACGTACTTGGTTTTATTAATGGTATTTCTAATGCGGCTCAGTCTGATGGTGTGTATTTTGAATTTTTATGTAATGGTATTACAACCGATACAACATGGAAAGTAGTATTTATGAATGCATTATCTGAAAGAAATGATACTACTGTAACGGTTTCTGCAAATACAACATATCGAATGTACTTGAGCGTTGAAGTAAATAGCGCAGGAACATATACGACAACTTATAAAATAAAAAATATGACTACAGGTACAACTACAGAAGGTACCACTTCTCCAACCACAACTGCAAGATATCCTGCTGCGGCTACAGATTATATTGGCGCAGGGATAATAAATAGTAAAACAACTACGGCAACAACAACATCTATATCTTTAAATGTAGATTATCTTGGGGTTCGAATCCGCAGACCATTAAGCAGAGAAATTTTAATAGGAAACATATAATATGGCAAATCCACGACCATTATCAGTAGTAAAAATTTCAAATTCTAATAGCGCAGGTGCAAAAAATTGGGCATTAACTGAAACTGATAGATTCATATATTGGGGTGAGATTGCACAAGATCCGACCCGTTGTTATGTTGAAGGATTAAACAATGGTGTAAAAATTGCATGGATGTATCCAGAAGATTTTGTAGAAGTTGATCCTTTAGATTTTTAATTGACTTGCCTATAATTTGTGATATAATATTCTCATGATTCTTGAATATTTTAAAGATAATCCGTACATCCCAGATCCAAATTTTCAGACCAAGATGGCAGCGTGTTTTGATCTTGCCGCCTACATTCCAAAGAATGAAAAGGTCAAAGTTTACTCTGGCAAGGAATGCATGGATGTCTCCCCAATCTATGACTCCGAGAAAGAAGACTCTTATGTCTGCCTGATGCCCGGAGAAAGGGCTCTAATTCGTACAGGATTGACTTTTAAGCTGCCCGATGGATATTCCCTCCGTCTACACCCCCGGTCAGGGATGGCCCTTAAATACGGTCTTACGCTGACAAATTGCGAAGGCGTAGTTGACGAAGATTATACCTACGAGACCAAACTTATCATGATGAATACCAATAGCAAGGAGTCCATCAAAATTTATAATAAAGATCGTGTGGCACAGGCAGAACTAGTTGCATATGAGCAACCTTTGCTGGCTGAGATTCAAACTCGTCCGACTCTAAAGTCAGACAGGGTTGGTGGGTTTGGTAGTACTGGAGTCAGATGATTTCTTTGAGAATTTAACTGATTTAAATTCTTTCCAAGCAATCCATATTACGAATACCAACATTCCAATATACCAGAATGACCATTCGGCTGCTTTGTCTGGAGTATTGAAGAAAGAAGTCTCGGATACGGTATGAATGGGGTTACCTTGTTTGTCCTTTAGGGTTACAAACTCTGGGGAAGTACAAGATGCCAAGAATGCAAGAAGTGGTAGAAGATATTTCATTTATTGCCTCCTGCTGCTGAACCAAAGTAGAATCCTACAACCGCCAAAAGAACTTGGCGGTTTTCTTCTGCCAAGAAGTATCCGGGAACCTCAACAAAATATCTGCGAGTTGTTTCTGGGATCATGCCAAAAATGCTTGATGGTTGATTTTGTGTATACTCAACAAATGTTGGTATTCCAAAGAATGGAAGTACAAAGGGAGCAGCAACTACCGCAAACAAGCAAGCCAATACAATGAGTCTGCGAACATTCTTGCCAACATCGATACCAACACGTTGAGCAGCCTTGTCTTGGTTGTCTGTGGTCTGGGTATTTGCCTTAAGCATTTGCTCAAATAATTGCTTTTGATCTTCTGCGCGTTGAGCCCAGTATTTGAAAAGAAATCCGGTAACTCCACCACCAAGCAATGATATTAGTTGTTCAGTCATATAAACCTCAATTCTTTTGTCTTGTTAAATCAATTTGTATTGAATTGTGAATATCTTCAAAAAGTGGAATAAAAGCTTCTTCTTGATCTATAGTAGGTGAATAATCTTTATGCCATTGAACTAATAAAAATCCTACAATTATTCCTTTATTTTTCAAAGGAAGTGCAGCAAAATGAGAAATGAATTCATCTTCAAAAAAGTGTTTTGTGTGACCATGGTCTTCTAAACTTTCAACAGCATGAATAATAGGTTTATTTTCCATTACTACGGTCAAAAGAATAGTAAACAAAGAACAAAGACTGTTTTTAAATTTTAATACTTGCGGATAATAACCTTTATATCCAGACTCATGGGAAACTGAAAATTTTCGCATGGATATGCCGTCCATGTAGTATTCACCATTATGAAATTGCATAATGCTTGCACGCATTGCATTAGATTTTACTCTTAATTCAGAAAGACGTTCATTAATGTCACTGTGTATCTGAATAAAATTGTCACCCTTTAAAGATTTTAAAAATCTACGGACTCCCAGACCAGTTCCTAAAATTCCAGCAATCCACCATGCAACGCTTTCTACTGTTCTTGGTACTTCTAAGAATCCTAATGGCATAAAATCTCCCGTGCTTTAATATTTATATATTGACATATCCCTTGAAATATGTTATAATACTGCAATGAAAAGAGAAGAATTATTTAAACTCCACGAAGATATTTGCAAAGAGGCATTTGAATTGATGCGTAAAAAGAACAATGATTACGCGTCTGGTTCCGATCCTTTCATGAACTTCAAAAGAGCGGAATATTTGGGGTTTGCAACAGCAGAATTGGGCGTTTTGATACGAATGACGGATAAGATGTCCAGAATTTCCACATTCTTGAAAAACGGCGAACTGGCCCTGAGCAACGAAAGTGTATATGACGCACTGGTTGACATGGTAAATTATTCCATTATCTTGGCTGGACTGTTGAAGGACCGCGAAGGTAAGGTATAATATACCATATGAACTTCTTTACAAGCGTAACAATCCGAGGAAATAGCATTCTGTACCGTGGGTACAAGAATGGTAAAAGAGAGACGCGAAGGGATTCCTTTGCGCCTTCTTTCTATCTATTGGAACCAAAGGGTGAGTATCGGTCTCTTAGCGGTCAGGCATTGAAACAGATCTCTTTTGGAGACATACGCGATGCTAGGTCGTTTCTGGACGAGTACAGAGGTACAGAAAACTTCAAGATCTTCGGTACCGCTGATTATGTCCAGCAGTATATCTATGACACCTTTCCAAATGCGATTGAGTATGACTTCAAGTTGTTGAAGATCATGACAATTGATATTGAAACGGAATGCGAACACGGATTTCCAAATATTCAGAAGGCGAATGAAAAGCTTTTAATCATAACTCTCCGAATGAATGGAGAGACGCATATGTTTACAATGCGGCCCTGCAATATTCCTGATGTATTTGTACACCATGCAGATACCGAAGAAGAGCTGATCACTGACTTCTATTCCATGCTTAAGAAGATGGACCCAGACATCATTACGGGGTGGAATATCAAATACTTTGACTTGCCATACATCGTAAATCGAGCAGAAGTTTTGATGTCCGAGGATATTGCAAGTAAGATAAGTCCGTGGGGATACATCAAAAAGAGAGAAAAGAATGTCGGAGGCCGTAATTATTACTGGATTGACATTCCGGGTTATACTGTTCTGGATTATTATGAGCTTTACAAAAAGTTTTCTGGCAAAAACCAAGAAAGCTATAGCCTAAACCATATTGCCGAGATGGAACTTGGAGAGAAGAAACTTGACTATAGCGACTATGGCACTCTACGGGAATTCTATGCCAAAAATTACCAGATGTTTGCTGAGTATAACGTACAGGACGTACTGCTTGTAGAAAAGTTGGATAAAAAGCTAAAGTTGATTGAGTTGGCCGCTTCTATTTCATACGAAGCCAAGATCAACTTTGACAACGTCTTTTTCTCCACCAAGATTTGGGAAAGCATTTGCTATGATTACCTAAAGGACTTCAATATTGTTCCGGGTCTCAAGGAAAGCTATTCCAAGGACGATCAGTTCGTTGGGGCATACGTCAAAGAAGTTGTTCCCGGACTTTATAAGAACATAATCAGTTTTGATGCCACAAGCCTGTATCCAAGCATCATCATGCAATTTAACATCAGCCCCGACACGATTGAGACCAAGGGAAGTGGATGGATTGCCGATTCGTTTTTGATGGAAAATAATACTTCGTTGGATGAGTATATTACTTCAGCGACGGCAAATGGTTGTTGCATGAGTGCTACGGGATCTTCTTTCCGAATGGATAAGAAGGGATTCATTCCTACGCTTATCGAACGCACATTCAATCAGCGCCAAGAGGCAAAGAGGGAAATGATTGCGCTTGAGAAGTCCAAAGAAACAAACGGAGATCCAGATGGATCGTTGACGGCCAGGATTGTATCGCTTAAGATCAAAGAGTCAGTAAAAAAGATTTTGGCTAACAGCTTTTATGGCTGCTTGGGAAATCCAGGATTTGTTTATTCTTCTCCCGATCTTGCTACTGCGGTGACAATGACGGGCCAACTGGTCATTAAGACTGCGGAAAAGGCCATTCAGGATTACTTCAAGAAAGTAACTGGCGTTACACAAGATGTTGTAATTGCATCTGATACAGATTCTCTTTATATTGACATGAGCACCATTGTAGATAAGGTAGGAGTGTCAAAAGAAGATTTGGTTGATTTCTTGGACAGCGCTTCGAAGAAAGCAATTCAGTCTGTTTTGGATAAATCGATGGCCGATCTTGGCAAGCGGTTAAACTGCAAAGACAACCGACTTAAGTTTAAGCGCGAAGTCATCGCATCATCCGGCATCTTTGTTGCAAAGAAACGATATGCTCTATGTGTCTACGACAAAGAGGGCGTTAGATATACCAAACCTTGGATTAAGATCATGGGATTGGAGACTGCACGATCTAGCACACCCCAACTTGTGCGCGATAAATTGAAAAGAGCGGTAGAGATTATCTTGATGGAAAACCAACAGTCATTGGTTTACTTTGTGTCTGAGTTTAGAACAATGTTCTTCCAGCAGCCAATTGACAAGGTAGCATTCCCAAGAGGAATATCCGGCTTGGATGTATATGAAGATAGGGACACCATTTACAAGAAGTCCACTCCGATTGCAACTAAGGCAGCGCTTCTTCACAACCACCAGATTAAGAAATTAAAACTTGATGAATCTCATCCTCTTCTGAAAGAAGGAGATAAGATAAAGTTCATACATATCAAGGTGCCAAATCCATATGGAAAAAACGGCAGAGATCGTGTGCTTGCTTTTATGGGTACCCCACCTAAAGATTTTTATCTTGAAAAATATGCTGACTACGAAATGCAGTTTGAGAAAACATTCTTGGAACCCCTGAAGAATGTTACTAATATCATTGGCTGGACCGTAGACTCCAAGGCAACACTTGAATCTTTTTTTGGATAAGGTATAATATACATATGGGACAAATCTTTAAACACACTTTTAAAAAAAAGTATAACTTTAATAAACCTAAACCGTACAACAATTCGTTTGTTCCCTATTTCCCGGGACTAGAACCAAATACGGAACCTTCACAGAATTCCAAAGAATTGAGCCGCCTGAAGGAAGAAAACGAAGAACTGAGGGAAGAAATCGAAATGCTCAAAAGAGAGATCGAAGAACTAAACAAAATGGTGAACAACTAACATGTCAAAATATCTAGAAAATTTAATTTCAAAAATCAATAACCCGGACGCAACCATCGTATCAGAAGGAATCGATGGCTCCGATGTAACGGGATTTATCGACACTGGGTCATACGTACTTAATGCCCTTCTGTCGGGATCTATTTACGGTGGACTCCCTAATAACAAAATTTCTTGCTTAGCAGGAGATCCGGCAACCGGAAAGACTTTCTATGCAATTGGTATTGCTCGTCAGTTTCTGGACAGCAATAAAGATGGAATTGTAGTCTACTTTGATACCGAACAAGCAGTGACAAAGGACATGTTTACCTCGCGTGGTGTGGATGTCAAGCGCGTTGCAGTTGTTCCTGTTGCTACAATTGAGGAGTTCAAGACACAGGCTCTTAAGATTGTCAACGAGGTCATTGAGACTCCCGAAGAAGATCGAAAGCCAATGTTCATGATACTGGATTCGTTGGGCATGTTGTCCACTGAGAAGGAGATGAACGACTCTGCTGAAGGAAAGAATGTCCGTGACATGACCAAGGCACAGCAGACCAAGGCAACATTCCGCGTACTCACTATGAAGCTTGGTAAGGCAAATATTCCCATGCTTCTTACAAATCACACCTACCAAGTCATCGGATCGTATGTACCGACCAAGGATCTTGGAGGTGGTGTTGGTCTTAAGTATGCGGCAAGCACGATTGTTCTTTTGTCCAAGAGCAAGGACAAGACCGATGAAGGCGTAATCGGAAACTTTATCAAGTGCACCAATTACAAGAACCGCTTCACCAAAGAAAATATGAATGTGGAAACTAGATTGAATTACAATTCTGGTCTAAGCCGATATTACGGCCTGACGGACTTTGCAATCAAGTACAATATCTTTAAGAAGGTTTCCACGCGGATTGAACTTCCCGATGGAAGCAAGACATTTGAGAAAACCATCGATGAAGATCCCGAAAAATATTTTACCAAAGACGTTCTTAACCAACTTGACGCAGCTTTTCAAAAGGACTTCCGATATGGATCTGCCGAGTAAGAGCGAAGATTATATTTTCTTGGACGATTTTTCTGAATACTCTGAGATCGACACTATACCAATTCGTATAGTAGTTGGCCCATACAGTGGAGTAGAATTTAGATTTGACCGAGTATCTTTGACACAGAAAAACGATCACTTGAATGTAAATTTTGACGCAGAGATTTTAAAATCTCCTGAAGAAAAAGAAATTTCACTAAATGATCAGGAGTTCGTTGACTTCTTGGGCAATATCCTGTATGATATAATGGTAAACAGGACAGACATCAGCGCTAAGGTCGAAGAGTCGCGTGAACCTATAGATCTTGAAGATGATGTCCATATAGAGCCACATGGAAAAGATAATTCTTAAAAACCTCGCTAAGAATGAAGAATACAGCCGCAAAGTACTCCCCTTCCTCAAGGAGGAGTATTTTGCTACCAAGGCAGAACGAATCGTCTTTACTACGATTTCAGATTTCATCAACAAGTATTCCTCTCTTCCTACAAAGGACGCACTCAATGTGATTCTTGATACGAAGAAGGGAATCAGTGCAGATGATTTCAAGGATTCTACGCGGATCATCACCGAGATCTTTGACAATGCGGATAGAGAAGATCAGGCATGGCTGTTCGATAAGACAGAGAAACTCTGCAAGGACCGTGCTATTCATCTGGCCATCATGAATTCCATCAGCATTCTCGATGGAAAGAGTGAAGAGTATACGGAAAGCGCCATCCCTGAAATCCTGAGCAATGCTCTTGCTATCAGTTTTGATACCAAGGTCGGCCACGATTTCATTGAAGATGCTGAAAGTCGCTTTGACTTCTATAATCAGACCGAGAAGCGAATTCCTTTTGATCTGGAGTATTTTAACACGGTTACTGGTGGTGGTACTCCGACGAAGACGCTGAACATCATTATGGCTGGTACTGGCTGTGGTAAGAGTCTTTTCCTCTGCCATCATGCAGCAGCATGTTTGATGCAGAACATGAACGTTCTGTACATTACTCTTGAGATGGCAGAAGAACGCATTGCAGAACGTATCGATGCCAACCTTCTCGATGTTCCTGTGCAGGACCTTCGTAACATGCCGCGCAACTCCTACAAGAAGAAGATTGACCAACTCAGGACTACCTGCAATGGTCGCCTCATCATTAAGGAATATCCTACTGGTGGAGCAAATGCAAATCACTTCAGAATTCTTTTGCAGGAACTGCGCACCAAGAAGAAGTTCAAGCCCGATATTATCTTTGTTGACTATCTTAACATCTGCAGTTCTTCGCGCATCAAGAATACGGGTAACACGAATAGTTACCACTATATCAAGTCTATTGCAGAAGAACTGCGTGGTCTTGCAGTTGAGTTTGATGTTCCCCTGTTCAGCGCCACTCAGGTCAACCGAAGTGGGTTCAGCAGCAGCGACATTGGCCTTGAGGACACTTCCGAGTCGTTCGGTCTTCCCGCTACGGCAGATTTCTTTGCGGCGTTGATTCGCACTGACGAGTTGGATGATGTCAATCAACTTATGGTCAAGCAGTTGAAGAACCGTTACAATACTACTTCTGTCAACAAGAAGTTTGTGATTGGTGTTTCGTTTAGTAAGATGAAACTTAGCGATGTTGAGGAAGAAGGTCAGCCAGTGCTGGTAAGTGCCAACCAGTCTAGCAATAAGGAAAAGCGCAGTCAGGAAGAAAGCTACTACAAGAGCATTACTAATAATAGCAAGAAGATTGGCGCTGACTGGAATATTTGATGATTTCCATAATTGACAGAAAATTCATTAACATGGTATCGTCTTCCCTTGAGAAGTTCAAGTGGAAGAAAGATAATGTAGCCACCTGCAGATGCTATAAGTGCGGCGATTCACAGAAGAACAAGAGCAAGACTCGCGGTTACTTCTATATTAACAAAGATCACTATTATTACAAATGCCATAACTGTGGGTTTTCGTGTACAGTCAAGACCATTCTTGAAGACTTGGCCCCAAGTCTTGCAAAAGAGTATGTGCTTGAGGCATACAAAAACAATTTCTTTGGCAATACTTTTTCTGTTACCGTAGAAAAGAAGGAAGAAGTAATAGTTCCAGATTATATCGGAACTTGTATAATTGATCTTCCCGAAAGGCATAAAGCAAGACAGTATGTACTCAGTCGAAAGATTCCAGAGTCAAAGCACAAGTATCTCTACTACTGTGAAGATTTTTCCAAGATAGCACAGAAGTTTTTTAAGTCATCGTTCTCTGAGCCAAGACTAATCATTCCGTTCTTTGATGATAACAACAAAGTAATTGGTGTACAAGGAAGATCATTTGATAAAAATGCAAAAATCAGATACATCACTTATAAGAGCCCACACGTAGAGCGACTTTGGTACGGCTTGGAAAGAATAAACTCCCTTAAACCTGTTTATGTTGTTGAGGGGCCGTTGGATTCTTTGTTCTTGGATAATGCAATTGCAATGGTTGGATCTAGTTATCCAGATGCAATGCCAAAGAAGATCCAAGGATCGGAGCTTATTTTTGTCTACGACAACGAGCCAAGAAACGCAGCACTGCATGCAATGATGGCAAAGTCAATTGATGCTGGCCATAAAGTGGTAATATGGCCACCGATGGATGAAAAGGACATCAATGAAATGGTCTTGAAGTATGGTCCAGACGAGGTGCGGAGAATCCTAGATACTAGTACATATTCAGGAAATGTCGCTAGGTTAAAATTTCAAAATTGGAGACGCACATGAACGAAGATGAAAATTATAAAAATTTAAATGAAGAAGCACAATTAAAAGCATGTCAGGCATTTCTCCAATTCAATTCTTTTTTTAACAGTTATATAAAAGAACTAGATCCCGGATTGTGGAAAAAAGCAATAGAGTATGCAAAGGATTGTGTTGACATTCCGGGTGTTGAATTAAGATTTGTGGATGAAGATTTAGATACAGAGGAATAATTTATAATGATGCAGCGAATTGATGTGCTCGACAAGGGGCACGTAGATCTCATTTCAGTTATGGGAAGCGATCTTACCGTAGTAAACGCAGCGAGAGTTTCTTTCAACAAGGAAAGTGACTGGGGTGGTACCGGAGAAGATCATACACCACGACCCGGCAAAGAAGAACCATTTGATTCTTATCTTCATGATAAAGATATCAAACTTATAAACTATCTTGCAAAACACAAACACTGGACGCCATTTGCGCATCCACAAATCACGGTCAGAATTAAGGCTCCTATATTCATTCGCACACAACTCTTCAAGCATAAAGTGGGATTTGTAGAAAATGAAGTATCACGCAGATATGTCACAGATACTCCGGAGTTCTACATTCCTAGATGGAGAGGTGCTCCTACGAATGGAGCAAAGCAAGGTAGTTCCGATTTTATTATAGACGATACAGTTGCAAATCAACTTGCATTCCAGTATAATAGTGTAATTGACGGAGCATTATCTACATATGAAAATCTTTTGGAACAAGGTGTCGCCCCGGAACAGGCACGTTCGGTCCTTCCGCAAGGAACATACACCGAATGGTGGTGGACTGGATCTCTCGCAGGATTTGCAAGAGTATACGCACAAAGAATTGATCCCCATGCACAGTGGGAAGTTCGCCAATACGCAGAGGCTATCGGGTCTGCGATATCTCCATTCTTCCCAGTAAGTTGGGAAGCTTTAACAACTAAATAAAACACAAACTAAAACATTATGAATAACCTACCAGCATTTCAAGAATTTATTTTTATCTCTCGCTACTCCCGTTGGATGAACAGCCAGAACCGCCGCGAAACATGGGAGGAGTGCGTTCAGCGATGGTGGGATTATTTCACCTCAAAGGTTCCGCAACTCTTGGAACGACCCGATGTCAAGGATGCAATTCTCAATCTTGATGTTCTTCCATCCATGAGAAGTCTGATGACTGCAGGTCCTGCAGTCGATCACGACAATACCTGCATCTACAATTGCTCGTATCTTCCAATCGATTCAATTGAATCGTTTGCTGAATTGTTTGTTGTGTTGATGAATGGCACCGGAGTTGGATACTCTGTAGAAAGACAGTACACGGACAAGCTTCCGGGTGTTGCTTCAAAGATTGAAAAGAATTTTGAAAACGTTATTGTAGTAGAAGATTCGAAGGAAGGTTGGGGAAATGCAATCAAATCACTCTTGGCTAATCTCTACGAAGGCAGACATCCTAAATGGGATCTATCTAAGATCAGACCTTCTGGTGCTCGTCTCAAAACTTTTGGTGGTCGTGCTAGTGGTCCTGCGCCTCTGGACAACCTATTTAAGTTTATTGTCAAGCTTTTCTATAACGCACAGGGCAGACGTCTTACTGCACTTGAATGTCATGACGTATGCTGTGCCATTGCCAATGCAGTTATCGTAGGCGGCGTTCGTCGTTCTGCCATGATCTCATTGAGCGATCTTGCTGACCGCGAAATGGCTCTCTGCAAGAGCGGTGCTTGGTGGGAACAGGCTGGCTTCCGGTCATACGCAAACAACTCTGCTGTGTATCGTGGCCGTCCTCCCATGGGTCAGTTCCTTGAAGAGTGGACATCTCTGTACAACAGTCACAGCGGCGAACGTGGTATGATCAATCGTTCTGCTCTTCAGGCTCATGCTGCAAAGAATGGAAGAGATGAAGATTGCGAATACGGCACCAATCCATGTTCCGAGATCATTCTGAAGCCATTTGAATTCTGCAATCTATCCACTGTAGTTGTTCGCCCAACGGATACTGCAGCATCTTTGAAGAAGAAGATTGAGATTGCCACAATCATTGGTACTGTTCAATCTACCTTTACTCACTTCCCATATCTTCGTCCCGAGTGGAAGAAGAACTGTGAAGAGGAACGTCTACTTGGCGTTTCTATGACTGGCATTTTCGACAACAAGCTGACCAGCGGTTTGGAAGGCAAGCCAAAGCTTGTTCGTCTTCTTGAGACGCTTCGCGATCATGCGAGTGCGACCAATCTCAAGTGGGCAGAGAAGTTGGGAATCACTCCCAGCAAGTCGATTACATGTGTGAAGCCTGAAGGCACTACATCGTGTTTGGTGGACTCAGCCTCCGGTCTCCATCCTCGCTATGCGGACTACTACTACCGCAGAATTCGCCTTGACAAGAAGGATCCCCTTTATCAGTTGATGAAGGATCAAGGTGTACCATGTGAGGATGATGTAATCAACCCAACTTCTACTGCAGTATTCACCTTTGCAATGAAGGCTCCCAAGGGAACTCTCACGACAGAGGAACTCCGTGCACTAGATCACCTTGATCTATGGAAGACATACCAAGAGCATTACTGCCATCACAAGCCATCTATCACCGTCAACTATAGGGACAACGAGTTCCTTGAAGTTGGTAACTGGTTGTGGGAAAACTTTGATTGTGCTACTGGTATTTCATTCCTTCCGGGTGGAGATTCGCACACTTATGCTCAAGCACCATTTGAGAGAATTGATGCAACTGTGTACAACAGCCATCCAAAGATTGAAGTAGACTTCAACAAACTTTCCAACTATGAACAAGAAGACAACACAGAGTCCGCAAAAGAATACGCTTGTCAAGGCGGAGCCTGTCAAATCATGTAAGCGAAATGTTGTCAGTATTTTACTGAAACACGCCAAGCACAGGGCAAAGAAAAGGAACTTAGAATTTAATCTTACCAAAGATGACATTGTAATACCTGAAGTTTGCCCTGTGCTGGGGATAGAGATTCGGCCATTTGACTTTCATCACTCTCCTTCTATAGATCGAATAGACAATACAAGGGGATACACGAAAGACAACATAATAGTTGTATCATTCAAGGCCAATCAATATAAAGGCGCAGCCAACATAGAAGACTTACGTAAGGTTGTAGAATTTTACGAAAATCTTAATCATAAAACATCCTCTAAATAATAGGATGTTTTATACTATAGTGGGAATTGACTATTCAATGACTTCTCCGTGTCTCTGCTTGTTCGACACACGAAAGAAGTTTTGCTTTGAAAACTGTAATTTTTATTTTCTTACTGATTGTAAGAAATATACTAACAAATTTCTTTCAAACGTAACCGGAGAACTCTTCCCCGATTACGGTCATGATACAGAAAGATTTGACAGTATATCTTCGTGGGCTTTGAATCTTTGCATAGGTGCAGCAGAGGTAAGCTTAGAAGGATATGCATACAACTCTACCGGAAGAATATTCCATCTGGCAGAGAACGTGGGAATTCTAAAGCATAAGCTTTATAAAAATGCAATTCCACTTAGCGTAATAGAACCCAGCCGTGTCAAGAAGATGGCAACAGGCAAAGGCAACGCAGACAAACAATATATGTTTGAATGTTTTGAAAAAGAAACATTTGTTGATCTTAAATCTTTAATGTCGCAAAAGACACTATCGAATCCTGTTACGGATATTATCGATAGTTTCTATATTGCTAAAATTTTGGCGGAATCTAAACTCAATCAAGAGATCTGACGGAGAAAGACTCAACGATTGGTGCTGGTATGGTTTTTACGATTTCGTAGTTATCCCATTCCTCTTTCAGTATCCCATCCTTAACCATCTTGGCAAGTGTGGCCTTCATGGGTTCATCCATATTATTGAAGGTTATGTATTTTTTGCCATTATCTAATGCAAGTTTCATTGCCATAGCAATACTATCCCCATAGGGGTAGTCATCGAAACTTTTAGTTCTCACTGATGGAAGGATGTAATACAAAAAGCCAGCAACATCTTGTTTTGGCACTATAACAGAATGTCTAGAGGCACATTTTGAGGTGCCAATATTGTAAACTTCACTCTCCTCTGATACGTATTTTTCTATTAAAAGTTTGGTTGCCATTACACAAATATTTATGTTTTAGCCACCGCGCCGTTCGCTAGCCATATCCAAACCCTTCCTAAAGCGTTGGGGTATTCCAGGCTTGATCTTGGCCATTAGTTCGTTCCAAGCGCCTCCAGTGGCCTTGTTGGGGCTTAAAGTGGCATCCATAGACATACCGTAGGTCTCCCCAGAATAGTTCCGAATAACCTTTTTCTTCTTGCATTTAGGGCAGGGCTTCTTGGTGGGAGCATCGTTGTCCTTCATTAGAAGTTGTTCATCAAAGCAATTTTCGCAGGATTCGCACTTAAAAGAATATATTGGCATATTAGGGTTTTCTCATAAACATTTTTATAACTTCCTCAAACATCATATTGTGGGTAGGTTCTTTTGGCTTTCTTAGAAGTTCCATTCCTGCCTCTTTGGGGGTTTTGTTTCCCTTAAAAAGATTGCAGTCACGGCAACATGCAACTAAGTTAACCCAAGAGTTCCCCCCACCTTTGTGTCTGGGAACGATGTGATCTACAGTAGCATCCTTGTCGGTAAGCTCCAAGGAGCAATATTGGCATGTATATTTATCGCGTCTGAGGATGTTCTTTTTGCTAGGAAAACATTTTTTGTTGGGGATTTTCACATAATACTTGAGGATAAGTACTTTTGGAATTTTGATTTCCCCGACAAGCGCCTTGACTTTAATGCACTTTTGCCCTTCAATTTCATAATAAACCTTATTTTTTGTCATAAGGTCAAGAGCACGTCGCATGGTAATTATATTAAGAGGGCTTTGGTCAAAATTCAATAACAGTACTGAATTTTCAACCATTGTTTTGGAGGAAGGTCGCGAAGGAGGCAATTCTGCTCTCGTTCTGTTGTTGACTTTCTTCTTTAGACGCTTCGATTGCTTGAAGCTGGTGTATGGCTTTTGCTTTGGACTCATGCTTACCTAAAATCTTTTCACCTGAAGAGTCTGTCACGATCCAGTTATTTCCAGATTGTTTAATCATCTGTTATTATTTAGAGAAACCTAAATAATTTGTAATGAATAAAAATATTTTGGCACATTTGAATCATCTTGGCAGGAAAGCCGAAAGCATTGCAAAGCCTGTAGTTGCATCCTATAAGCCTCTTTCACCCTTTAAAACCAATAAAGTTCAAAAGCTGGTCGAACAAAAAGAACAGATGTTTGGGTTTAATCTGTCAAAAATTGCTAAAAAGTAAAATTTATGAAAAATTTTAATGATCTCATAAACGAATCAACTAGTAAAAAAGTTACATCAGATTATAACAGCTTTTTGCTAGAAAAGCAATATTTTATAACCAAAAAGACGGTTATGATTTTGACGGAGCAAGAGGAAGATAGCGGAGATCCAGAAGATGACGAAAATGCGGGAACGCATTTCCGTCCACACTTGGGTGGAAAGTATTTCGTACACGTTGACATTGACGGAAAAAGAGACATTAAAGTAGTAAACACCCCACAAGAAGCGGCCTTGATTGCACAAAAATATCCCGGTACTGTTGCCTATAATTTTAAAGGGGATGTATTAGATTTAAATTCAAATGAAGGTTACATAGCAGAAGAAGAAGATACCAGAAGTAGAAGGGGTATGCCAGAAGTAGAGTCTGATGATTCTTGGGCCAACCCATGGCATCTTCTTGGTGCAGTTGACTCTGTCGCAAAAGCATGGAGAGGCAAGGAGAAGGGAGCAGCTATCCGAGTAACTGCTCCTGAGTTTGCCGGACCAAGAGGTGACATAGAGACATTCAATAATCTTGCAAGACGTATTGGAGTTTTTGGATCTGACAACACTCCACAAAAAACTGTATCATCAAGAGACAAAGAAGTCCAAGCAAGAAATGAAAAAATTGCAAAGTATGAACAAGAGATGTGGGGAAAGGGCTGGAAAAAAGCAGAGGATGTTGCAGTAGGAGAACCAGAGAAGGGTCCATCTCTTCCAGGACAAAAGTCCACACACCAACAAAATGTGGAACTTAAAAAGTTTAAAGAATATAATGCAACAGTTACCAAGTACCAAGGAAAGGCGCTACAAGATTATTATGATGCCAATCCAGATAAGTTTGAAGAACATGAAGGATTCATGGACTCAAACACTGCAACTCGGCTGATGCCAATTGGTGTAAGTGAAAAAAGAGGTTCTGCCATGCCCAAAGATCTTGCTGATACAGTCAGTGGATCTTTGGCAAATCTTGGAGCACAGATTCCAGAGCTTTCAATGGTTGGAGCTGCAGCTGCTGCTGCACCAGCGGTAGCAGCAGGAGCAGTAGGGGCTATTCCCGGAGCAGCAGGAGTTGTTGCACCAGAAGCCGCCGCAGCCGCTACTTCCGGCGCAATCACAGGTGCTTTTGGTCTGCAAGGAGCAAAGGGACTTTCCGATGTAGCAATTGGAACGGAAAAGGGAGATGTCGTTAAAGCTGCTATGGACGCAGCTATGGCCGCTGCAGCGGGAGGCCCAGCACTCAAGGGATACGAAGCCCGCGTTAACGCACCTAAGGCATCAATGGAAGCCGGTGTTGCAAAGGCAGCTGGAGTAAAGTCTTCAGCAGATTCAGTACGAGCAATGCGAGATCAAGCAATTGCAGATGCAAAAGCTGGCGCAGAAGCAGGAAGACTTGAAACTGGTCAAGCAAAAGAAACAAGAAGAACTTCAAACCAAAGAAAAACAGCAGCAGCCGAAGCAGAACTGGAACAACTTCCATTTGGCTTACGTCATTTTGTAAAGGCACTAAGAGATGCCACAACACCAAAGCCAGATATTGGAAAAGTTGGGCCAGAAACACAAAGAGTCCAACGTAGCGAAATAGCAAGAGACGTCTCAAAGGATTTGGAAGCCAAATACAAGGAACAAGCACAGGATGCGCTGGATGTTGTATACGGAGATAAACATCTTCCTACGCCAGACACATCATCCTCAACTGTTGCTCCACCTTCCGCTTTTGAACAAGGTAGACTTGCGGTTCGACAGGGTGTTGAGGATGTAAGATTTGACTTCAAGAAAGCATGGGAAAAGACTCATGGCGGAATAAAATTTGATGATGTATTCAAATCTCAAACTTTAAGAGCAATAGAAGCCCAAAGAGCAAAAGAAGAAAAAGAAGCAGCAGAAAAAGCAACCAAAAGTGTAGAAGCTGCAAATACAGCGGCTGCAGCAAGAGCACCAATCCAAAATGCAATGATTGGACAGCTTATTCGCGGAGAGCTCTTGGCAAAGAAAGTTGGATCGGCTGTACGAGATGTCGCAGAGCCACTTATAACTCAACCGCTGAAAACAGCAACTCTCGCTACTGCTCTATCTACTGCAAGCCCAGTAAATCTTATTACACCAGAAACAGTCGGAAGACTTCCATTTGGCCAGTTGGTACAAATGATAGAGCCAGCCACAGCGGCACCCAAAACATCAAAGACTGGAATAGATACGCGATTCTTTGAAACGGAAAAACCGGCGACACCAAAAGCCGAAGCGCCTAAAGTCGAAGCACCTAAAGTTGCTTCTACCGTTAAAGCTCCGGCAACTTCTGCTCCCGCAATTTCAATTGGCGGAATGAATCAACCCATGGATCTGTCACAAATTCCAGATGAAGAAGAGTCAAAGTCTCTTGCTGTATCATCTGGGGGAATGAATCAACCTATGGATCTGTCACAAATTCCGGATGAAGAAAAACCAGATTCTCCGGTATCAATTCCATCTAGCAGACCCCAAGCTTCACCACAGCCGTCTGTAACACCAAGCACCAAAGCACCATCATCTTCACAGCAATCTGTTTTAAATGCAATTAAATCTGCTAGACAAAACATAAAATCTGTTTCTCCTAAACCATCTGATACTCCAGACGCAATACTAGACCGCTCTATGGATTCAGTTGAAGCCGCTAGAGCTGCTGCTTCTTGGAGAGCCCCCGAAAAAGAAACAGTATCTTTTGGTACTTCTGGTAAACCAACTGGCGCTGAAGCTCCAGCTATGGCACAACCTAAAATCGAACCACAAAAGCCATCAAAGGAAGATGTTAAAAAGTTTGCCGATTTGTTTAAGTATCAAATAGGAGGAGACATTCCGCTAGACCGTTCTATGGATTCGGTTGAAGCCACTAGAGCTAAAGCCGCGTGGAGGGCTCCAGAAAAAGCAACAGTATCTTTTGGAGGCGTTGGTCCTGCGGAGACATCAAAAGTACAGCCACCAAAGGAAGAAACTGTTAAACCATCCAAAGAACAAATTAAAAAGTTTGCGGATCTATTTAAATATGAGGTTGGAGGTGCTGGAACCCCACCAGACCGTTCAATGGATTCCGTAGAAGCCTCCAGATCTGCTGCTAAGTGGGCACCAGACATAGATCGCTCAATGGATTCTGTTGAAGCCGCTAGAGCTAATGCTGCATGGAGAGCTCCAGAAAAATCAACAGTATCTTTTGGTACTTCTGGTAAACCTGGTGGCGGCGAAGTTCCTTCTATGGAAGCTCCGAAGACAGAAACACAAAGACCATCCAAAGAAGACGTTAAAAAGTTTGCAGATCTATTTAAATATGAGTTCGGAGGAACAAGCCTCCCACCAGACCGTTCAATGGATTCGGTCGAAGCATCCAGAGCCAATATTAAGTGGACAACTGCGGCGCAAGCTCCGGTTGTTGTAAAGGATGTAGAAACCATAACAAATAAAGCTGAAGTAAAGAAGACTATAGAAGATACAAAAAAGGCCGAGGAACGCCAAAAAGAAGAAACTCGTAAAAACATCGATGATGCTCAAAAAGTAATTGATCAGGAAAAGGTTATAGATAAACAGATACAGAAAGCCGAAGAAGGAAGAGGCGGGGGAGAAGGAAAAACAGAACCACCAGTTGATATAACAAAACCAAGTATTGCCGCAGCAGCGGGAGGTTTGGGTGGTTGGCCATTTGGATCAGACTTTGGATATGAGGGCATTCCATTCAAGAAAGAAGCGATGCAATCCGGCATACAAAACTGGGATCTTTTGATGAAGCATATCTATGGAAAGTATGCTGGAACTGTGTCTAAATAATTTGTAATTTCTGTACATTTTTGGTATAATGGCAATAACGTGTTACCAGCAAAACTTTTTAATCACGATAAACTTTCTTTAGATTCTCTTCTTCAAGAGGAAACATCAACAACGGGACGTTCCTATAAGACTCCTGATGGTGTTTTTCCTTCTGTTACCACTGTTGTTGGTTTTGAAAAACAACAGTTTTTTGCAGAATGGAGAAAGAAAAATCCAACAGAAAGCGTTAGAGTAACTACACGGGGAACAGAGTTTCATGCTCTTATAGAAAGATATCTCAATAACGAAGAGATAAACTTTGACACGATCATGCCTAACATGGTAGACATCTTTGTTCAGATGCAACCAATGTTGCATAGAATAGACAATATTAAGATGCTTGAGGCTCCTCTGTGGTCTTCCTTAATAGGTCTTGCAGGCAGAACAGATTGCATTGCAGACTTTGATGGGAAGTTGTCGATTATTGACTTCAAGGCCAGTACCAAGCAGAAGAGAAAAAAGGATATTGAAAATTACTTCTTGCAGGCTACGGCTTATGCCATGATGCTTCAAGAACGCACTGGAGTAAAGGTAGAGCAATTCGTAATATTAATTGCGTGCGAAGACGGAACTAGTCAAATTTTTACCGATAAGCCCATTAATTACGTGAAGAAATTAAAAGAAATTATAGAAAGATACAGGGAACATATCAATGCACAGAGAGAGAATAGTTGACATTGGCGAGCGCGTAAACAAGCGAAACACTAAACTTTGGTTTATGATGAACGAAAATTCTCGTTCAGCTCTGCACCGAGAGCAGTTTGTACAGAACAATGGTGGTCTGTTCTACAAAAATGATCGGGGCGAGTGGATGTGGAAGAATGATTACATCGTCAAGAACGGCTATTGGCTCATGCGCCAAGAGACAGGAGAAAAGGTATTCTTTGAGAACATGAGCGAGTTCTGTCGCAAGAATGATCTTTCTATTGTAAAAATTTGCGAGATCATGAATGGGAAAAGAAAGAGTTACAAGGGATGGATCCCAATAGAAGTTCGCCCAGTCAAGGATGGAGTTGGATCGCACAAGAATATTGGAGAAAACCCTGATCTAAAACCCAAGTACGAGATTGTAACACAGACAGCAATCTTCAAGAATTGGGCAACAAACGAGATCGTTCTGGTCACCAATATACCAGAATTTGCCGAAAGAATCAAGGGCCAGCAAAAGGAACTCTATCTGGTTGCTCAGGGCAAGAAAAAGTTCTACAAAGACTGGACTTTGGCTACCTCTTCGACTCCTCCATCCAATTTGGCCAAAAAGAAGGCTCCCAAGAAGGAAAGCTAAATATTATGACCAATGAACTTTCAACACAATTTCCTAAAATATCTTACAGAAGCGCAATCTAAAGGCCCAGTAAAAATGGGCACAAGTCTGGCCAAGGAGACTGCGATGGCCAGCGCTGGGGATAAAAAGTCCAGAGATGCCGCGCGCAAGCGTGCCGAACGTTCTAAGGCACCAAAGCGAAGCCAGCTTGCTGCAACCGAACTTGTCAAACAAGTCGTAGCCGTTAAAACAGCAGACGGCGCCAGCGAGCTCATTTATAAAGATTCATACAATCCAAACTTCCACGAAATCATCAACGCGGAAAAGGATTTGTCAATTGAAGACGCCAAGGCAATCACAAAGGATGCAGGGTTCGTACAGACCCAAGCTTCTCAGCAACTCTTTGGTGATTTGAAGAAAAAGGCAGAGGCGAAGGAAAGAGAAAGAGCAAAACAAGAAGCATCGGGCGAACCAAAAGGTGGAAAGCCCGGAGAAGAAATCGAAGCCGGACCAGAAGTAGAACCTAAAAAGTTTGAAAAGCCCAAAAAGATTTCCGTACAAGATCTATTGGCAAGCATGGGATCCATGGATTCTGTTCAAATGGGTTCAATTCCATTTGATCTGCGCCAAGAGTTCTTCATGAACAACAGAGATCCAATGTCCGACAAGGACTTTGATAATATGACCTTTGAGGCAGTTGCAGCAAAGTTTGGCATTGCAAAGGTAGACATCCCGTACAACGAACAGGTAAAGAATGCTCTTATCATGCTTTCTCGTATGAAGGCCGGAGCATCAGACCAAGAACTAGGCTTCGTAACCAATCTAAAGGGCGGAGCTTTCACTCAATTCGGCAGAGAAGCATTTGAGCAAGCAAAGAAGATTCTTTCTAATGTTGGAGATGAGTGTCTGCAACTCATGGTATCTGCATCAGAAGCTGGACTTTCTGGAGTTTCTCCAGAAGGAAGAACTGACTTCAAGTGCGGTAACATCAAGTTTGCCGTAAACTCTCAGGGTGAAATTTCTCTGTCAAGCGGCGATCCCACACAACAAGGAAAGAACGTTCGCAAGACAATCCAAAGAAGCTTGGTTCAAACCATGCAAGACCACACTCTTGCTGACAAAGATCCAATTTATAAACAAGCAATTACATCAGTAAACGATGTAATGGCACAGAGCGCACCGGCTCTTATAAGCGATGAATCTTTCAAGCAGTTGTCAAAAGATCCTGCAATGTTTGCATTCATGCAGTCTGAGCCAGTAATAAGCCCAACTGGCGAAAACCTCGGAGCAATGGTTCTTCCAAGCGGAGAACTCAATCCGGCTATATCTTTCAAGAAGTTTGAAGATAGCATGGATAGAATCCTTGATAAATTTATCTCACAGGAAAAAACAAACAAAGCGCCGTTCATGAGAGGTCTTATTCAGAACACGCTTGCCAACTTTGTAAGAGGCGACGGTGTAGTTGAACCAGATGCGGCTCCTTCTCACTTGGTTACTTCTAGTGGAATATTCCCACTATCCAATGAATATCTTGCTTCTGTTGCAAACAACAGCGATATCATGGTCAGTAAGAACAATAAGGTGTTTGGTGGAAAGAAAGATGATATCAGCCGTTATAGAACCGTAATAGAGCAAGTTGAACCCGCACTAGATCCAATGGCTCAACAACAGATGGATCCTTATTTTGAACAAAGACAAACCTTGCAAGCCGCATTGCTTCCCATTCCCGGGACACCAATCGATGCATTGGCGACAATGTTGACAAAGAATTATAATTTTGACATGAATGTGAGCATGTTGCCCGGTGTTGAGCCAAAGGACATTCACGGAGTTGAATATAATTACATTTCTGTACACGGCAAAAAGTTTAAAATTCCAGTACATCGCGATCAAGAATTGTTGGCAGCAAGCTTCGATGAAAGCTACGCCGCAGCTAATGATCTCTTGCTGGAAAGCCTAGAGAACGATGATGTACTGAGAGCTTTATACGAGACAGATCTGATTGATTTTGATGGTGCAGAAAATATTGTAAGCGCCCGATATGGTGGTTTAAACGAGTGCAGAGACATCTTGATTACCGTAATGGAATCGATGGCACAAGAGATCTATGAGAAGCCTTGGTTGCTTGCAGTTTGTCAAAAGAACTTGATTGAGGGCAAAGAAAGAAAAAGAAATTACAAAAGAGAGTACAAACTTTTTCATGGAAAGCCTTCTCAGATCAAGAAGAGAGCCAAGAGAGTAACAGCTAGACGTAAGATGGAAAAACAGGGCAAGGTTCATAAGGGTGATGGTAAAGATGTAGACCATAAGCACCCACTTCGTAATGGTGGTGGAAATGGAAAGGGAAATCTTCGCGTTCGTGATCGCGGAGAGAACCGTTCTGACAATGGTAAATATAAAGGTCAATCACCAGATAAACCGAGAAAAGACAAATGAACCTCAAGACACGACTTGAAAAATTATTAGTAGAAAAGGTCTATGCAAACTCTGGACTTGGGAAGTGGTTCAACAAAGAATCTGCTACCAGTGAGCCAGGATGGGATCGTTACGACAGCACGGGAAAGCGTGTAGGTAAATGCGGTGATTCGAAAGAAGGCGCTGCATATGCTGCTTGCTTAAGTAAGCAAAAAGCAAAAAAGCTTGGCAAGAACGGAATATCAAAGTTCGTAAAGAGAAAACGAAAAGCCCAATCAGAAAAGGGTCGCGGTAAAAAGGGTGAAGGTAAAAAGGGAAAGAAGCCAATATTTGTCAAGACAGGTGCAGCAGAAGTTAAAGAAAGCTACCAAGCAGATCTGTTTATGGTTGAAGGATTTGCGGGTAAGTCTATTTCCTTTCCAGTTGTTCGTGCTAGCGAATTAGAAGCATACGATTTGTTCGTTGACAAAGAAGGAAATCTTTTTGAAGTCAACAATGTAGAAGAGGATGCAGGCAAGCTTTTGATTGATATTACCTGCCATACTGGTCTATATGAAGGCGATGAACATCAGGTTCAAGTAAAGATCAATGAAGAGTTTGGTCTTTATGGTGAAGCACCAGAGAATATTATAAACGAGTGGGGCGAACTGGAAGAAGCAGCTCAAAGTGGTGGAAAGAAAGTCAAGCTGAACAAGATCATGCGGGGCGATGTAAAGAAGTACAAAGTTTTTGTCAAGAATGACAAAGGCAACGTAGTCAAAGTAAACTTTGGCGATCCCAACATGGAAATCAAACGCGATGATCCTGCACGAAGAAAGAACTTCAGAGCACGCCATAATTGCGAAACCCCCGGACCTCGGTGGAAGGCACGATACTGGGCCTGCAAGACTTGGAGCTCGCAATCCGTTTCTTCAATGTTAGAAGAAGAAACTAAGAACAAGGCTAAAGATCCAAAGAAATGGTCTTCGTGTAAATCTCAGGCTAAACAGAAATTTGAAGTATATCCTAGCGCATATGCAAATGCTTGGGCTTCAAAGTGCTACAAACAAAAGAAGGGCAAATGGAAGAAAGTTGCTGAAGACTTCTTCCTAAACAAGCCAGATACTACATTAAGTGAGAATAATTGCATAGAGCAAATGGAAAAATCAATAGATTTGTCCAAAAATGGCGTAGAACAATCAATCGCATATTTAAGACACTTTTTTGGCAAATAAATAGAATAGGAAACAACCATGAAATTCAAAGATTTAAACAGAAAAATTCAGAAACTACACGAAATGGGTGGCGGAGAGCACACCGAAGGCGGAAGCTTACAGGGCGGAGATCCCCGTAGCTCGGTCAAATCCTTGTTGACCGACTTTGGTTCACACCGTCTAGACAACGATGCCATGCTGGATAGACTCAATGCATTCATCTACAGCTACAGTGGCAAGGAATTCCTTGACCCCGAGGGAGCCCTGAATGTTCTGAAGAATAAGTTAAACATCATCGGGATCGACTTTAAGCCAGTTAAGATTGCTCCCGGAGTCAATATCATCAAGCTTTATCAATACGGAGCCCCCGGAATGGGCGTCTTTGGTGTTCGCAAGGACCTCAAGGGAGATCTTGCCAAGGATGGCTTCAGCCAGACCGCAGGATTGGACGATAGCTTTGATTACAACCTCGTAATTAATGTTCAAAAGACCCCAAGCTATTTGATGAAATTTGACATGAAGGTAGTACGTAACGGTGAAGAAGTCGATTGTGGTTGCCAACACTGAGGCTAAACGCACACTAATGGAAGAAAATGATGATGCTTTTATAGCGTTTGCAAAGAAGCATTACTTCAATCCTAGTTGTGCGTCCAATATTGAATTTTTGGAAGACCTCAAGAGAGTGAAATACATCAAGCGATTGTTGTTTCGCTTTCACAAAGCTAGATCTTTGAAATCGATCAAGGAAAGATTGATAATAAACCACTTGATCGTCTTGAGAAATGTGTTTGGAGATAGCGCTACTGTTCATCTTTTGTTCCTAAAGCATGAACCAAAGTTTCATAGTTATCTAAAAAGTTTTTTGGTTTTTCTGAAATTTGATGTAAAATCGGCACCTGATACTGATTATTCAAAGATAATAACAGACCCAAGAGTAGATAGAAAACTTTCTTTAATAACGGAAAAAGAATGACTCCACTAAACCTCATCATCAAGCCATCGACTGTATACCACTTTGCAGAACTACTGCAGAAACCATATAACCAATATGAGGCTTACAGAAAGAATGTTATCGATGATCAGGGAAGAATCATCGGACGAGATGTAAGCTTTGATGGTCTGGAATACATTGCACTACGTCTTCGTAGTTTGTTCAAAGAACTGATGCCAGGAAGCAATAGGTTTTTCCTACAGTCTTTAACTGGAACCCTGAAGTTGTTCAACGAAGAATTCCAAGAAATGGGAATTGACCGAAACGATGTAAATCTGGTTGTTGAAGATTATACATTGAGATGCTCCTATGGATCTATAAGCTATCTTGACTATCTGCTAGAAGAAGCACAAGTCAGACACATCTCAGAAGAAATGGGAGCAGCAATGGTCAGTGCACCTTCTTCTCCTAACCTTCAGGGTGGATTGGCTGGATACGACAGACCGTTGCGTCCAGTTGTCATGAGAAGACCTGCAAAGAAGAAGAAAAAGTCTCGCCGTATTGTAGAAGAACAGATGGCGCAGGCCCAACAGGCACCCACGCCACCCAGTCCTTACTTGCCTCTTCAGGTAGATCCATTGAACTACGAAGAGCTTTTTAGATCTTTGTCTCCCAGTGGTGAGTTGGATTTAGAACAAATCACAACACCAGAATTAAAGAAATACTTCAAACGATTATCTGAAAGAACTGGTGGCAAGCAAGTCTTTGTTGTTGGAAATCAACAACAGCCACCAAGAGCGCTTAGTTTCCCTCAGAGAGGAAAACGCGCCCGTTAAGTCCTTCGTGCGCCTCTTTGTAAAGAGGATGACCCATCAAAGGAGAACTCTGAGAAAGAGTTCTCTTTTCATTTTCTAGGATATCGTTATGGCAATCGCTGTATCCCTTGTTATACTCTTCAAGAAGAGAAGGAACAGGGCAATTACCTGTGACCTTAGGAAGACCCGCCTTGCGGTCATCCCAACCCTTACGATACATCTGTCCGGGAGAATATGTCATTACTGAATGTCCCTTGGCTGAAGTGTGTTGAGAATCTTGTTAATCGTATCAACGTACTCGGTCTTGTTGTTCATCTTGAAGTATCCACGCATCTCAATTAGATTCTCGTAGTCATCCTCAAACATGACAACCATATTGGGCTTGCCAGCAGCAGCACCCTTCTTCCTTCGCTCATCAAAGTTTTTCATGAAGCGCTGCCAATCATCCTTAGAGAAATTGGACTTTTGCGACTGAAAGAAATCATCAAAATTTTCTGAAATACTCATGTTGTCATCCTTAAAATAATCACGTAAACGGTTGATATGCTTGTAATTCTTTTTCTCGGGAGAATCCCACCCGTTATTGTTTTCTTTATTGTTCATTAGTGTTTGGCTTCTGGTTTACGTCAAAGAAGTTTTCATAGATAATGCTACCATCTGACGTAGTCGCAGAGAGATATCGAATGTGGTGATTCAATGCCTCTTTGAGAGTTAAAGGATGGTTGACTCCAAATGAAAAGTTTTTAATCCAAGCGGGGCAACCACCGATAGTGATTCTCAGTTCGGTGCCATCTAATGAATTTCCATAAAAATCAAAACTTGAATTGTCACCATCATAATACGTGAAGAAACAATCTATATCAGAATAGCTGGACTTCAGTTTATCTAAATCTATCTTGTTTACCGTTTTTTTCATAGACGGGCTTCCTTTACAGAACGAGGAAGTTGGCCAATTGCATCAAGCTTTACCAAGGTTGACTTCTTGGCTTCCATGATGCTCTTGGTTCTGTTTCTCTTCAGACGTTCTGATCTTTGCTTGTGCTTTTTAGCAGTAAGTCTTTGTTTAGAATTTGGCATTAAATCACCTGTTAATAAAAGTAATACACTATATTATACGCGAAAAACGGCTTTTCGTCAATATATTTATAGTGAAGTAAAAAACCCGGTTTTTCAGATGCGGGAAAACCGGGAAACCCCACTGCTTTAAGCAGCCATTGCTAATTCGTTAGCAATTATTTTTTGCAACTGTTTATTTACGACACTTGTTACCCGTGTCGGGTATCTCCTTCTTCATTACTCTATGCAGGTCGAAACCAAATTTAGGCCCTTAATGCCCAAAGCCTAGGACTTTGGGCGATGCCCCGCTGCTACGAGGACTTGGTTCGCCATTCTCAAAGAATCGCAGAATCTTTGAGTAAGGCTAATGGACCTATCGGAAATCGAATCCGAGTGTCTGACACATTTCTTGTCGATATCAACAATACCACTATTATTTATATTTTTTTATATGGAGACCATGGGAATTATAAATAATTGTATGAACACTGTATCATGTAAATGTGAAGTATGCAATAAATCATTTGAAAAATTTATTGGTGAATATAATAGAAAAATTAAAAAGAAAACACCATTTTATTGTAGTCTAGAATGCTCAGGAAAAATATCAATAGATAAAAATAATAAAATTAAAAAATGGAATAAAAGTCAAAAAAATATAAACCAATTAAAATCCATGTGCGGAAATAGACGAGATGATTATTCATCTTTTAAGTACTTATATCGTACTATAAAAATGAGAGCAAAAGAAGGAAAAGAATTTAATCTAACATTGGAAGATTTAAAAACTATTTGGGAACAACAAAAAGGGTGTTGTGCTATTTTAAATCATAAACTTACTTTACCAATTTGGAATGTAAAAAATAATAACTCAAATTATTTAGCTAGTATTGATCGTATTGATAGCCAAAAAGGTTATATAAAAGACAATATTAGATTTGTATGTTTGACAATAAATTATGCAAAAAATAAATTCAATGATAATGTTCTAAATGAATTTATCAACATGTGTAAAAATAAAACATAATAATGCGAGCTGAGGGATTCGAACCCCCGTAGGCGCTGCCATCTGATTTACAGTCAGACCTCGTTGTCCACTTGAGTAAACTCGCTTAAACGGGCATTGAACCCTTTTTCCAAAGCCGATCAAGCCTTGGGAAGTATGATACTAGCCCTGTGCGTTCTTCTATGGTTTTACGCACCCCACCACTGATTGCAGCTTGGGTATCAGGTATCCCGACACTGCTTTTTGAAGAATTGAACTCCTCCGACTGGATTTGAACCAGTGACCCGAGAGTTAACAGCTCTCTGCTCTACCAGCTGAGCTACAGAGGAAAGTTATATTAAGATTTTGGTCGAAGCTTTACTTCAACCTTTGCATAATCATTTCGGTCACAGTCCAAGAACTTAACGGACTCCACCAGTCTATTGTCTGGGATTTCTGCAAGTCGTGCGGGAAGATTAGTTTCAATGTACGGGCCACCTTCGAAGTCTGCCATTGTTCCATCAGTAGTACCTCGGGTGAAGGAAGTTTCTCCTTCAATGATGTACGTATTCGCATCAACCTTTCGGACGAGGCGCTCTACGTGATACCGACTTAACATTCTTGCGACTATTGGATATTCTTCCTGAAGCATTAGTTTTCTTTTTAAAAATAGAATCCCAGTTTTTAGACCAGTTTTCATAGTTCACACTGCGATATGTATCGCCTTTACCAGCACCGTGCTGACCTTCCATATGCATATTATATCACAACTACATTAAATGTCAATCAGTTTAATTCGTATGCTACGACAGTTCCAGATCCAGTTTTGGACCAGCTTTTAACGTATACTGGAAAAATCGAATTACCGACTCCAAGAGTTAAAACTACGTTAACAGAATTTCCAACGGCATCAAGGCAAACAAATGTAACTGTTGCTGATGCAGTTGTTATTGTTAACAGCAATCCTTTATTTGCGGGACTGTTTACGCCAGTGGCTAACGATTTAATTCTTCGATATGTTCTCATGATGTTTCCTTATAGTAGTGCGTAGATTGTGCAGTCTGATACGGGGGTATCGCCGTATGAAGCCGATACATTTGTTATTATATATGGATGGAATGACCATGGATTCGCTACCACGTTTCCCTGACTGATGCTGTTATCCTCTAAAAATCCCATTCCCGTATAACCTGAATTGCTGGTAAGGTTGTTTGAAGGATCATTTAGGTCCCAAGTTCTTAAAAATATAGAGGATGTTACTCCTGTAGCATCTAATACAGTTACCGTCACATCTGCAGGAACTCCAATTGCATCAGATCCTGGTTGGGATATAAATCCCTTCATATTAGGACAATTTATGGTGGCCGAAGTGGTGCTCACACCAAATGTATATTTTTGGACACGTCTGTAATATGTTTCTTCTTCGTTCATTTCATGATTATTTAGGTATTCTAAATAATATTACCATGGACCCATTTACTATTCAATACAGACGTCAAATTGACGAGTTAAACGAAGAAATCGCAGAACTCGTAGAAGCCCTAGAAATTTATGATGAAATTTTGGAATACATTGATCCTGTATCCGAAAGCATGCTAATTGCAGAAGCCAAGGATAAGAAGTGGATTCAAAAGGCCATTAAGAAGCCCGGTGCCCTGCACAAGGCACTCAAAGTCAAGAAGGGCGAGAAGATTCCTGAGGGTAAGCTTGAGAAAGCAGCCCACAAGGGAGGCAAGTTAGGCCGAAGAGCCAGACTTGCTAAAACTTTGCGTGATTTATCAAAGAAAAAGGTAAACGAAGAAGCAGAAGGCCCCGTACTTGGCGTTGTTTATAACGCAGACCAAGTACAAGATTTGGTCGATCAACATCCACCTTCAGAGTTTATACCATGGCCGGGAACTTTTACCAAAGACGGTGAACCTTATATCATAAATCGTGGGATCAAAAATCCAAAAGGACCGGGAAGAGTGCCATCAGTTCTTGATAAAATGGTGGAAAAGATCCAAGGCACAAGAACTATAAAGAATAGCCGATAAAGATAAAAAAGAAGATTAAAAACTCAAGGCCCCTTACGGGGCCTTGAGTGTTACTTGATGTTGTTGATTGCTCGGGTGATTGCAAAAGCAATTTTTGTCAGATCTTCTTTCGGTCCACTTATCTGGACCGAATTTCTATCTTCCCCCTCAATTAGAAGATTGTAGAATCCGTCTTCCCCAATGGTGGAGACAGAGACAATGAATTGCTCATGGAGCGTTTGAACGGAGCTGCAAGTGTTAATAGTATTCATAGTTCACCTTAAATGCGGGTTGGGAGAATCGAACTCCCATGACAGGTTTGGAAAACCTGAGTAATGGCCGTTATACGAAACCCGCCAGTATCATTTCATTCGCAAAGAGTCAACGAACATGGCTAAACTAAATTTTAAAGAAATCCAATATGCCTTGAGTTTGTTAAGTAGCTTTTTCATCGCTGTATTCCTTCCACGCCTTTGAATCCCAAAATTTATTTAATTCAGTATTTTTAAACTTTGGGTCATTGTGCCATATGCAGTGAGTATTATATTTACGCTTTGCAAGAATGGCAACATCCCATACTTTGCAATTAGGAATTTTGTTCAAAGATACGGTAAGGCCCTTTGATTCTACCAATTCTTTGAAGTCTAGGACTTCCTGTGGAATTTTGGCTTTTCTTCCCATATGCCATATTATATCACGGAAATGGCCTAAGTCAAGCATCTAAATAATATTACTGAGGAGCGATATGGATACCATTACAAAATATTATAAAAATTTGTTTGAAAAATTAGAAAACCAAAAAAATGGTTTATTGAATAAATTTACCAATTTATTTGAATCAAATTTACGCCCACATGATTACTTATATGCAGAGGCAAAAAAGAGGGGCTATGAAAATATAACTGACATTCCTAATGAGGAATTTAATGAGATCCGGAAGAGCCCAGAGTATCAGAAGTTAAGGGCCTTAGAAGACGCAGATGCTTTTATGGGACAGAACTATGGACTTGGAGAATACCATAGGAATCGCTTCGATAGCCCTCAACGTGAATATGGTAAATATGAGCAATCTTATGTAGATGCTGGACCAAAGGATACGCAAGATACCAGTGACCAAGAAGATCAAACTTCACCAGACTTTGTTGGTCCTCGTAATGTAAGCCAAGAAGATCAAACTTCACCAGACTTTGTTGGTCCTCGTAATGTAAGCCAAGAAGATCAAACTTCACCAGACTTTGTTGGTCCTCGTAATGTAAGCCAAGAAGATCAAATGTCACCAGACTTTGTTGGTCCTCCCAGTAATTTGGCAAATCCTCCAGCACAACCACAACCCTCTGTTCAAGATCAAATAAATCAACAATTTGATCAGGCAGCTCAGGGTGAAAAAGACAGCTATGAAGCTGCTCGTAGAAAATACTATAACCGCAGAAACCAAGAAGAAAAAGATAAGGCAGAAGAAAATTTAGCTCGTATTGCTGCACTTGACATGAGCAAGATGTCTGCTTCCGGTAGAGCTCAGGTTGCCGTAAACAAACTCAAAGCCGAAAGAGCGCTAAAGAGAGATAGATTCGACAAAGAAGCAATTGATCGAATGGCGGCAAGCGACAGAGCAGAAAGGTTCATGACCCCGGAACAAAAGGCTGCAAGAGAAGCCAAAAACAAACAAGCAGTACGTGATATAGAAACTCGCGGCCATAAAAATCTTGGTCATACCCAAAATGAAAAAGGAGAATGGGTAGATGCAAAAGGAAATCCCGCATCTCTTGTTGGTCCTATTCGTGATAAATTTGGACCCGACGTAGTAATAGGAGGTACAAATATGACTTACGGTGAGTTTGAAAGACAAACCGGAAGAAAGTATAATGCTTCTAACAGCGAAGACAGAAATTTAATAATAAAGTTGGCTGGCACGGGAGGTGGAAGATTTTCAAGCGAAGCAGCCAGACAGGCTGCATTGAGTGCAGACGCCACAAATCAAGCGTATAGACAACAAAATGATGACATGGCAAGACGACAAGGCGAACTTGATCGTAAGGCTGACGCATCACAAAGAGAATTGGATCGTTTTAGAAATGATCCACAATATCGCGAACAACTCCGCAAAGCCGAGATGGAGAAAGTAAGACCGGGAGTCGAAGCGGAACAACGCGCAAGAGATGAAAAGAGTGCAAGAATTAAAGCCCAAGGTGATGCCAATTTTGCTCAAGGTGTACAAAACCAAATGCAGCAACAGTTTAATCAAGCAGGCATTCAAGCAAGAAATAGAGAAGCAGGACCGGGTAAGGTTGGAGTTCCAAGTCTTTTAGCAAAACCCGGACAAGAACCAAAGGCTCCTAATTTAATTAGCAGACCCGAGGGAGCAGCACCAGAAGCTCCTACATTAATACAAGCACCCCCACCCGAAACTCCTGCTGCTCCAGTTTATACAGGACCGGGGAGCAAAGATTATGGAAAACCTCCCGCCGGAATTGCAAGACCTGAGGATACAACTCCAGATCTCTTAAGAAGAAACAGCACTGGAGGAATACCAGTAGGAACACAGATAATTAACAAATCAGAGTCCATGGCAGCAAAACCCGGACCAACCGCTGCTCCCGCAACTGCAGCTAGTCAGAAAGTTACTACATCTGCTTCTCCTGTTACTCCACCACCCCCAGCATCTACTGGTGGTCAGGTTGCACAAAAAGTCGCACAGATGGCAGCACCAGCTACGTCTAGTGGTGGCATGAATCAACCAATGGATCTTTCTCAAATTCCAGATGAAGAAGAAAAACCAACTCCAGCAGGAGCTGAAAGTTCTACCTCAGGAACACAATTCCGAGGTGTCCCGCCTGACCAAACTGATGCAGCCAAACAAAATGCTGCATCCAGAACAACAGGATCTCCTCAGGCCGCTTCACAGCCAACTATGAGTCCTGCAACTGCACCAAAGCCAGCTGCTGCAACAACCAGCACTCCAGTTGCTGCTGCAACTCCTCCCGCTAAACCAGTTGCAATTGGAAGCCAAGTCACCGCAGCAGCAACAAAAATGGCTGCTCCTCCACTCATCTCCAACGCACCAGAAGAGGAAGATGAACAACAAAAGGGACCGCTTCCAGCAGGACAGAGCGCACTAAACGTTCCAATCCCACAGAAGAAAAGAGGATCCAATATTCCGGTAGGAAGCCCGGTAAGATCTGGAATGGCAGGAAATAGAGGAGTATGAAGAAACTAAGTCCGCTTGCAAAATATTTGGTGGAGTATGCACAAGGCAATACTCCACGGCCACCCGGCAAAGAGGGTATGACTACAGTAGACTCTGGTATTTTTAGCTTTGGCGATCAATCTATATTTGCAAACGTTGTTGTCAAAAATCCGACAGGTGATGGGTTTAAACCAGTAAAACCAACATTTGGACTTGGTTTTGACATGGCGCCAACATTAGCTGCAAGTGTAATGGACGTAGTACGTGCTCACGGAGATGACAAAGACAAGACAGATCTAGGACTATTAGGGGGAGAAGAGGGCCCAGAGTGGGATACTGACGATCCATCCAACGAATATGAAAAATTTGCTTCTTGGCAACAACTTAACCGTGCTGTTGGAAATTATGTGACCAACAGAGCAAATATTGCCATGAACCCCTTTAAACTGGGAAAAGTTCCCAAAAATCCAGTTGGGCGATATGACGGGCTAGATACTACAAAAATGGGATTAATTTCAGACAAACGTGGCCGAAAAACTAAGGTAAAATAAATCTAAATATTAACACAGGTATACTTTCAAAGGAAAATAATGCATTACTTAACACAATACTACAAAAATCGTTGCAATCAACTTCAAGAGCAAATCAATGCTCTTAACGGCAAACTTTATATGCTTGCTGAAGCTGCAGTTGCTTCCAGCTCAACCGAAACCGCCGACCAATCTGGCGTTGGTGCTACCAAGCCATTCAGCGGAGCCCAACTTGGCCAGCTGCTCGGTTCCGGTAACATGGATGCCGTACACAATTACATGGCTCAGTATTATGCCAACAACCCATCTGCTCTAAGAGCAATTGCTGCTATGAACCAAGGTCAGGCTTCTGGTGGTGCAGATTCTGGCGCAGGAGTCTTTGATGGTGCAAATCTTGGACGCATTCTTGGTGCCAATGATCCCTCAGGTGCTCGTCGTTATGTCGGACAATTTGGCGGTGGCAGCGATGAAGGTGAGCAAACCGCTCCTGGTATGAGAAGCATGCTGCGCGCTGCTACCAATAAGGCTGCAGGAGTTCGCGGTGGTTCCATCGGTGGTGGTGAGATGGCTGGCGGATACGGCGGTGGAGCTTCACCTTACGGCGAAGCTGGTGGCGCTGCTGATTCTGGCGCTTTCGGTGGTGGTAGCAACGGTGGTGGTGGTGGTGGCTTCAGTGGTGAAGTTCTCGGCCAACTGCTCGGTAAGGGTGACATGGATGCAGTCGCTAACTACCTTCAGCAGTTCAAGGGATACCAAATGGGAGCATTTGGTCCAAAGAACAGACGTAGAAGCTAATTAGACATTAAGTCTTTTAGAAGTAGTTCCGAAGAACTCATCGAATATTTCGGTGAGTTCTTCTCTTTTCTTTACAGTCTGATTGTATTCCTTTTGGGATTGTTTTCCGTCAGTCTCCAATCGCCCCAGTCTGTACATAATTTGACCAAATTCGTATATAAGTTCTTCTAGCTTTTTATCAGACATGGCATCATTATACTGCAGTTGAAAACCAAAAGCAAGCATATAAATAATAGTATGCCGGACCATGTAAATAAGAAATTTTTAGATAGCTTTTTTGGCAAGAATATTCCAATAGAAGTCAATAGTCCTGAATATTTCGCTAAACAAAAATATTTAAAAGAAGAAGAGCAAAAGAGAAAAGAACTTGAGAGAAAGCTGGCAAAGGTTCAGTACATTTCTGAATTCAAAAGAAACAGACCATCAAGATATTTGGAGCCCAAAACGTCTGAAGTTTTGAAAGAGAAACTATCTTTATATTTTTCTCGCGTTCAAAAGCCTTTGTTTGAACAAATGTTCAACAGCGATAGCAACCCTTGGGTTATGCAAAATACTCCAGTTGGTATCTTTTACATGAATAAAGATACTGGTCAGTGGATGAATGGTTTTGGTGTCGTTGCGAATAGCCTAGAAGAACTTCTCCACGCATCGGGAGAAGACACTCATTCGTTTGGAAACTCCACTCCACAGATACAACTTGATGGTTATCTTCCAGAGTATCCACCACTATCTGCTGCAAGTAGTTCATTAGATTATGAAGTATTTGCGACTGACTGGAATATACAAAATTTAAGAACATCGTATGGATTTGGAACTCCTGCTTACACTTTACATTCACTTGTTCCAAGTGTTTCAATTCTAGCAAATGGGTATAATGGTTCTAGAACCCCATCTAACTCAACGGGATCTGATTTTAACCTAAATTATTTAAAAACGTATTTACAAGATATACCAGAAAGTAGAAGAGTTGTAAATCTTGAAATGTTCTGGCCAGACATACCCGCATATGATGCCTATCGTAGAGATTTTTATGAAAACACGGCAGATGCTACTACTTATTTGGGATCTACATTTTTAACACCTTGGTGTGATGTAGAGGCAGCAGATGTAAAATCTTCATTAACTGCTGTTTTAAATCTTTGTCAGAATGAAAATTTAGTAATTCCTTATTTTACCGATAACAGAGGATTGGAAACTGCTGGTAACGTATACAGCATTCAAGGAGCTAACAGTTATTGGAACGGAAATGCAGCCTTTGATGCAAGCGGCAATCCATTGACTCCAATTGCTGCTCCTGGTGGTAATTACGGAGTATACGGTACATGGTATCCAGATGCAAGATATTATGCGGCTTGGATCAATGATTCTCGGTTTAACAATTATATTATGTCAACTTCTGGTAAGAGTGTTGCCACCAGCATGGTTGATTATTATAATACACTCAGCGGAAATACATTACCCGTAACAGCAGAGCAGCTTTTTAGCCGAGCAGCAGGTATAACCCTAGCGGGCGATTTTACGGGCTATGGATATTACTATGAGAAACAATTTAGCTATTATGGACCGGGAGCTCCTTTAACAAACATACAAAGAATAGATGAAACATACAGAGCTTCAGCTTGGATTGCAACATTTGATGAACTTACAAATGGCCACTATGCTGCAAAAAATATAATTGAAGCAAAAAATTCTGTAAGTTTGTATGCCAATAGTTTGTATTCATCATACGAAATATACCCCACAGGAACCACTGAATGTGAATTTTATCGTGATTCAAATGATCAAAAGTTTTTAAAACCAATTTTTCCAAATTTAAGTGGAGGAAACGGATGGTACGGGTGGCATGGAAATATAATTTATCCTCACGGAGGATATCCTAATGTTTCTCCAAATTATATTTCGGGATATGTATTAAATCCACAAACAGACGAAGAAAAATATAATTGGGCAGGACATAATAATCCTTCATATGTACCAACAGCGGGAAGCACGTTGGTAAGATATGCATCCACTCCATTGGTTGATGTAGAAGAATGGAAGTCACAAGTTGTTTATAAACAATTTGTAAATGATATAAAGTTACTTCGTCATCAATATCGAGCTAAACCGGATTTTCACCTATATCATACTCCATTTTTAGCAACCAATTTCAGTGGTTCTGGGCCTGGAGGAGCGCCTTTATGTTTGTATAATGAGTATTATGACGATAGCAGATATTTTAGAGAATTTGTGTATCACATATTGCTTCACGGCGTTGCATATGTAATGAACTATTGGGCAAAGAAAGAAACAATGCATGAAATTTTGGATGCATGGAGAACCATAAGTTATAATTCAAAATCCATTCCGTGTTCCAATTCTACCGGAAATACAAATCTTCCAGTTGACCGTTTAATCTTAAGCAATGCAATAACAAATCAAGTTATGAGTGGCGGCAGAATGACAAAAACAGGAAAATACCTGTGGAGAATTACTGCTCCACCAACTGCAAAACGAGCAAACAACACAATCGTTTTCCAAAATCTTGAGTCTGGATTTGAGCCAGATCTTCCATTTGAAGTAACTATTGATTGCTCTAATCCCGCAAACGGTTACGGATTCTGGATAAAACGTAACGTTTCTACCCCACCAAACTATGGAGTTGTTCCAGAGCCAGAACCAGCCTAAATAATATAGCCATGTTAAAATTTTCCCAATTCATCAAAGAAGCAAAAGTACAAGGTGCAATTACTCAGATGGGGCTTGCGGTTACCCCAGACGAAGAGCAAGAGTATCGCAATATAATTGCCGCCAATCAGGATAACCCAAATACGGAAGAAGTAGAGCAGACTGGGGATGATCCGGCTTGGCAGAACACTAATGCAGCGGTATCAAATTACGTCAGCAAACAAGTTCAGTCAATGCGTCAACAAGCAGGACTTTGAAATGGCAAAGAAAAAAGAAATAAAGATCCCAGAAGACAAGCAGAAAAGATTTGAGGAATTGATGGACAAGTATATGGATACACATAACATGTCCGGTGATGCTGCTCGTCAACGTGCACTGGATGATCTTGGTCTTTCATCTAAGAAGCTTCATGAGGGATTTAGAAAGGCAATGCGAAGAGTCAAGGCGAATGATATTGACTACGCAGAGAAAGAAGCCAAGCGTCAGGCATTTCGCAAAGGAATAAAAGATTCCAAACTTGATACTCATAAAGCAGTCAAGAGAGAGTTGGGATTAGAAATTTTGTCAGACGAAGATAAGGCTCGTATGGAAGCAGGATCAAGAGCCAACAAACAAAACATTCAAAAGATTGCTCTTGGCTTGTATCCAAACATTCCTGGCGATAGATTTGAGGGACAGAAGAAAGCATCAGAGAAAGATCGCCGCGAACTAAAGAATGCTGCAAAGGCTGTTACAAACCGGACAACCGCATCCGAGATTGCAAACGAAATCTACAACGAACAACCTGTAATCCGTGATCGTAAAGCAAAGACCAAGGAAATGTACGACAAGTTAACTCATCTTCGCTTCATGAAGAAATTGCAAAAGAAGGGCTTCTGACTATGGGATCAATTACAGAAAACTGGAAACGCAAATTTGAAGAACTTACTCTCGTCAAGGAAAACTTGGAGAGAATGGTCTACAATCTTCTTGAGATAAAAAGCACTGCTCAAATCGATAGAAGCCAAACCGAAGCTAAGAAGAAAGCAGCAGAAATTCAAAGAAACGCCAGACAAGATCCCAAAAACGCAAACAATACAAGATTGATGCGTACTGATGATCAACGTGAACGAAGGGGATCAGAAAGAAGAGTGTAAATTGGCCAAGAAAAGAATCCGAAACAAAAATCGGAAACCAAATGAGGACGCAAGTTACTACTTTGTGGCCCACGTAGATTCAGCAGGAGAGGTAACCCCTCTCCTTTTAACTGATGTGGAGTTCGAAGTGGCAAAGAAGAGAGCAAACAAAAATCAAGAGGATGTACCTCTTGATTTTATTGTCTTTTCCCAAGCCCACAAGTAATTATTCGTCTTTGCCTTTTCCCCAGCCGCTTGCGTGGTTGTAGGCTATTAGCACAGATTCCTTTGTCTCCAGTGCACAATTTTTCTGCACACGAAGCACACGAATTTCTTCTGCCGCATCTCTGCAAACTTCAAATACTTCTCGGTTTGCATCGTGCCATTTGTCTGCCATGTTTCTCAGGCGTTCTTCAATGTCTTTCATTTGATTCATCAATCTTCGTTATTGACTCGGATCTCGTTCAGCAAAAACCCAACAACCATGCCAATTATGCTGCCCATGAGTGCCCCCTCATAGTTGTAGTGGTATGCAATACCAACAAGATTAATAATTGCCAAAACAGTGAGGGGAACCGTGATTTTATTAATAATGTTTTTCATGATAATATTATACACCAATTTGAATAATTGTCAAGGATAAATATTGTAGTATGCTTAGCTTCAAAGAATTTTTAATCGAATCTTCCGCCGCATGGCAACGCAAAGAAGGCAAAGACCCCAAGGGTGGTCTGAACAAGAAAGGCGTTGAGTCTTACCGCAGAGAACATCCCGGTTCTAAACTTTCCACTGCTGTAACAACCAAGCCATCTAAATTGAAGAAGGGCTCTAAGTCTGCAAAAAGAAGAAAATCCTTCTGCAGCCGCATGAAGGGAATGAAGGCTAAACTTACTTCTGCCAAGACCGCAAGAGATCCTGATTCAAGAATCAATAAGTCCTTGCGTAAATGGAACTGTTAATTTTTACGTTCTTTGAAGTGAATTATAATTTCTGCAATAGCCATTGCAATCACTGGCAGGAACGTAGCACCAGCAAACCAATAGATGTTTACGGGAGTTTCAATCACCTGATATTTATCGGTGTCTTTTGAATGCAACCAATGTTGCCATTGCCACAAGCAGTCCCATTCCGGGAGCAGGAACATGAGGATGATACGGGGGATCGTCCGTAAGTTCTTCGGGCACAAGATCCATGCAGACGCTCTCAATGCGGTCGTATGAAACAGGAATGAACATATCCTGATTCACGCCCTGCACGGTCATCACAAGATTGCCTTCACGGTAGATCTTATGAACCCAAAAGCCATCAAAGGAACCCATGAAGAAATTATGAGGAACCTGTGGGTAGTTGGAGACAGTCGGATGGTCGATTGCCTCTTCATAAGGAGAGGTGATCGTGAGCGTGTTGTCAAAGGTCAGAGGCTTGGTGTACGAAACACCAACATACATCGAACCTTCATTGATGGAGGCCGAGAAAAGATTGCCCTGTCCGTAAATCAAAGATACGCTCATTAGATCCCGTCCATTTCATTGTTGTCATCGGGTCCAAAGAATCCCAATTCGTTGTCAATATCAGCCATCTTGTCCAAAGCCTGCTGCTGCTTCATCTTCTCCATGCGCTCCGGTGTACGGAACTTCTTCATGAAGTCACAGTTGCAATGTTCAAACTCACGGTCATCGGAGTGAATGAGGAGCCCGTCCCATTCATCACACCAATGCCATCCATTGGCAAGTTCCTCTGCAGTGAGCATGACACTCTCATCGCCGTCAAAGGGACGCATGAGGTAGTTCCAACGTTCTTCAGTCATTCCGTGTTTGTCATCCATTGGTGTTCTCCTTGAACAAGTTGTAAATGGCTTCAAGATGCCCGTTGCTCTCCGCGCCGTGTTCTATGCGGCAGTCGATCTCATTGAGGATGCGTGCCGTTTGCAGCCTTGCCTCGTCGCGCTCTTCCATCATGCGGCGCATCTCATTGCAGATGCATGAGTAGTCACGGCGCAGCCGCTCAATCTCCTTGATGGCACACTCAATGTCGTAAGCGGAAGTCGCAGGGGAGGCAAAGATGTCTGCAATCCCGCCGACCTCCCTAATGGTTGTAGCGATCTGCTGAAGGCGGGGGATGGGGTCGAACTTGGGGGTGGTGTCAGTCATTGGTGTTCTCCTTATCGAAGCAATCCACCGGAGGGTCCAGTAGTGCTATTGGTGAATCCGTTATAAATGCGAGATGATTCATTGTCATCACGCCTTGGTCTGTTGGACCGCCGTGGCTTTGGCTGATTGGGATCATTCACAGGAGTATCCCTTTGTGAAGATGATCTTTCCTCTTGCCTATAACGATTCCTGTATCCATTGTCATCACAGCCAACAACAATCAGGGATGCTGCCATTCCCACGATCAAGAAAGGAATCGCAAGATCGTGCAGCAATTTGCTGCGGTTGAGATCCTTGCGCTGCCGTGGGGTCATTCGGTTGGTGTCGTATTCAGCGGGCATTAGTGTTCTCCTTGAAAAGGTCAATCTTTTGTGGGACTGCCTTGCGAGTGTTTTCCGTAATTTCGTTCACGGTGTCCTTGATCTGTCTAGCAATGGCATCATGCTTCTCGGCTGACCAAGGTTCGTTGGTGTTCTCCTTGTAGCAGTCCCATCCCATTTCCTCTGCGATGCTTTCCGTGGTGTTCTTTTCTCCAAGATTCTCCGTGATCTCCTGGAACGCAATGCAGTAGAGCCGCCTTGCTTCATCCCGCTCCTTACGCAGCCGTTCGATCTCCGCATACGCCTCACCAATGTCCCGCAGAACATCCGCAGGGAGATCGGTGCGCTTGGTATGGCAGCGTAGGCGGTAATCTATGGGCTGGTAGTCGGGCATATCAGTTCTTCCATTCAATCGCAGAGGTTCCCTGAAGGTGGATACTACGGCCATCAGAAGTGGTCAGGGCAACACCAGTTCTGTCAATGTACCAAATTTGGCAATTTTCATACACGGCGGTTGGAGTGGTTACCGTAGCCGTTTTGTTTACGTGCCAGTCCCACTTTATCATGCAGAACACTAGCACGATGAACAATACAGACAGAATAATCCACCAGTAATCATCAAGGATGATGAAGCAGGCCTTTACCAGTGCTGAGAGTTCTTTCATTATGGTCATAGTATACCACACAAAACGAATCAGTCAACCTTGTCCTTGATGGATTCCAACAGAGCCTTGATGCGATTCTCGCAAAAGGTCGTGTAGATCATCGGGTAGTCTTCGGGATCTTTGTAAGGATTATCTTTTTTCCACTCCTCAAAGAATACGGTAGCCATCGCTTCCAACAGGAGTTCTTTGTCTTTCATAATCAAAGTTCCTCGTACTTCTTCTCAATGACGCTTGCAATCTTTTTAAAAGAATCTCCATCATCGTTCATTGAGACAAGATCGATCTCACAGTAAAGATCAGTCTCTAGATCTCCATTTCTGCTACGCATCCCAGCCCACTTTTTAACTGCAACAGGAAGAATCTCCGCTTCTTTCGTAGATCCATAGGCGACAATGCATCCGTCACCATCATCATAAATTCTTTTAACCGTCAAAGCCTTCTTCTTCTTTCGCTTGCATTCCTGCTGATACATATCAGTCAGGACGCCCAAGCAGCAATGCTTTGTGCCTTTAGTGGTAACTTCACACAGAGTACCGTTGCCCTGCTTGTACTTGCCGGAACGAAGAGCCTTGACCCAACGAGTTGCAATGTCCTTCTTCATGTGTATTACTTTCCAAAAGTGATGGTAATCTTCTCAGCCAACTGAACGCACAGCATCATCATCATGAATGCCGTCCCGAGGAACATGACGGTGACGGCAACATCAACGAGGAAGCCCAACACACCCTGTTCGGGAAAGAGGCTGAGGGTCTTGGTGACGGTCTTGGTGTTCTTTTTCTTGGTAGCCATGTTTATTTCTTTTCTGAATGTTTGATAAAGTCGGTTTCGTGCTTGAGGAGATCATCTTCAACCACACAGATGTTATGCGAGATCTTATCCAACGCATCTTGAATCTCAATCTGCGAGATGGTTCCATCTCCGACATCATTGCACAAAAGATCAATCTGTTCAATGACGATGGAAAGTTTTTCCATTGCTTTGAAGAAACGCTTGGGGCTCTTGGTCTTGGTTTTGGTAGCCATGATTTTTCCTATGAATTAGTGGTCAAAGTCGGCGAGGGGAAGATCCATATCATCCTCATCAACGTAATCTGCATAATCGGCGATGGTTTCACCGAGTGCCTTGAGTCGGCGATTCTCCCACACGGGGCAGGACGAGCTATTCCACTCCCACAGCAAACCGCGCATAGCATTGATTTTATCATTGAGGCGAGCGATTTCGGCCTTGAGGGTTTCGATCTCGTTTTCCATACGCATATGATACCACAAAGAACCCGAGGAATCAATAAATAAAGAGGAAGAAACACATGAAAACTTTCATTCATTTTATCAACGAAGAACACGACAAGGTATGGAAGGCCAAGGTAAAGGTCACAAAGGACGGAAAGACCACAGAAGTCGCTGTGGAGTCATCTGAGAACATCCGCAAGGCCGTACACGCAAAGGTAGCCCAACTGAGCAAGGATGGCTACAAACTTGATGGTGTAGATTACGATTGATAAATAACAAGGAATAAAATTTATGCAAAATTTCAGAGAACTAAAAGGTCTAATCGAAGCAGCAGAAGCAGTAATGGGATATGCCCTACCCGGCGAACCTCCAATTGGCCCACCGCCCCCACCAGACACAGGCCCAAAGCAACCTCCTATTGAAATTCCTCCGATTAAGAATCCAAAGTTTAAGTCTTCATCGAGATCCAATCAAAAATCTTATCCATCGGGAGATTTGGCTTCTTCCAAACAAAAGAATGAGCCCGAAGTAGATCTTCCTGATTGGGTAGAATACTTCAGACCCGGCAAAAACACAGGTCCACGGGATGGCTACAACCCATACCCAAAGATCGACCTTCCGGGAATATTCGGTCACGGAATTAAGTAAAAATTAATTCGCTGGGCCAATTCGTTTCCAATCGACAAGGTTTTCGCCAAATTCCATTTTCATTCTCTTCTTGAATGTTTTTGCCTCCATCTTGGTGGCAGTTATGGTCATTTCGACAAAATTTCCATAGTCAGAATATTGCACAGAAGAATACCAATGGGTACTCACAATAGGACTGACTTCAGCCATTGGTCCTTGAATTGTGCATTTGTACTGAAACATCTTGCTGTCATTGAAAAGAGTAAGACAAGGATTGATGCCATTCTTTGTGGCATGGGTATATGGAAGTTTACTATTGAAAAAAAGTGTATAGTTGTTAATATTTGACATTTTGTGTTAGAATAAATATTATTATGAAAAGTTTCAAAGATTATCTGTTAGAGGGAATTAAGAAAGCCATCAGAAGCAAGAACCCCGAGGCATACCGCAAGGAATTGCTGCGACAGGGTGTAAGAGGGGCAGACCCAAGAACAGATGCGCCATACAACGGGAAAGATCGTGGGTCGCTTGGCGACAACATGATTAAATTGGCGATTGAGGCAGAAAACGAAGGAATGGGGCTGGGGCTGTACAATAAGGGAGATTATAAGGCAACACTAGATGCTTTGTCAAGTGTAGCAGGAAAAGCACAGACTCAGAAGTTAAACGCATTGGCCCGTAACAAGAGAAACGCAAAGAAGAAATAATATGAAAAGATTCAAGGAATATCTATTTGAAAATGTTTTAGATATGCCAGCAGTTCGTAAACTGTTGCATGGCACCAAAGTTCTTGGACCCGATGGGACTCCTGCCAGAGTATTTCATGGAACTAGCGCAGCAAAAGAATTTAAAAAATTTGCATTAACTAAAGATTTTGGATATCACTTTGCAGAAGATCCAAAATTAGCTGCAGCAGCACTCCGAAGTAGAGTAGGCGGTCGGACACAAGCGGGGGGTGGAAGGACCATTCCCACTTACTTGGCGATCAAAAACCCGGCTCCGTTTGATGAAATCACCAAAGAAGACATTACCGATTCTCCGGGAGGTTGGAAATTTGCCGATGTGGTCAAAAAGATGGCAGACAGAGGAATCTTTTCCATCACACCCAACCCACATGAATTTGATGAACCAACAGAACCCGGACAAATCGTAGGTCCCCCAAAGAAGAGAAAAATTGGAAGAATTGACAAAGATCAAAGAGAATATGTGGGACAAGTTGCTGATGAAATAAGACAAGCAACTAAAGGAAAAAAATTATCTGTAATGAAAAGAAATCAACTCATGTTGAAAAGATTGGTAGGTGACTTAAGGGGATTGGGTTATGACGGTGGTGTTTATGATAATAAATTTGAAGGCAAAGGTAAGACATGGGTAGCATTTGATCCCAAACAGATAATCAATTCCATAACCGGAAGGCAGATGGGATAAGAACCATGAAAAGATTCAAGGAATTTCTCAGCGAAGCAAGAAGATCCCTTGAGGGAACGCATGCCCTGAACAAAGTATACGACGAACGCCCATTCTTTGGAGAAGTTTCCGCCAAGATGCCCAAACTTTCAGAAACGGAGAGAAGACTTCTTGATGCGTACACACAGAAGGCATTACCCCTCAACAGAGAACTGAGACAGGCAGCAGTATGGGAGACATCAAGAAACAGAGGAAATATTCCATCCCCGGAGCAAGTTCTAGCAAGAATGAGAGACAGCAAAGAACTTACAAGGGACTTGGATGATCTTATCCAGCAGAAGGGAATGGTGCTTGCAAGACCATTCACCACATACCGCGGAGTAACCAACCCGGAAAATCCCGAATTCTCCGATAATCTCATACGCGGAATTCAACATGGATTCCTTTCAACGGGAGTCTCACCGAGGGCATCTGCATCGCTTCCAACCAGCGAAGTTCTTTCAATACACGACTGGGAGCGCAGAAGGCCAAAATTGTTAAAAATAAATGTACCCACAGGAACTAGGTTCTTGCCCAATCCCCAGACACGAAGTTCAAGGTTCAGAGGAGAGAATGAAATTATATTTCCAAGGGGAATGCATCTTGATACCGAAATGTCACCAGAGTCTCTATTGAAGTTCTATGGAGTAGGTGGAAAATCAGGAATGGAGAATTTTCACTATTCCATGCCCGTACATAGATCAAGAATATCCCATAGAGGCCACTCATGAAAAGTTTCAAACAATTTCTTTTAGAGGGACAGGCGGAAGTCGATGCGGCGATCAAAGCAACTGAGGACGCGCACAACAGAGAGCGTAAAATTTGGTATGCCCGGGGAAGATTAGAAACCATGATCGCAGATGCTACCGACAAAAATAATGTGTCTGACAGTGAATATTCTAGATTGAATCGAAAGGCACACCAAAAGGTACAGCAAAGAGTCAATCCCATGTTAAAGAAAACTTTTACAAATTTATCCCCTGAAGATAGAATGCAATTTCTTCTATCCCCACGTTCATCAAATTCCGAGTGGGCAGAATTTCATGACAAATACTCTCCCGGTGGTGCAGCAGGACAAACCATGTATGATAAAATAAAACAGGATCGTCAAGTTGAAATGTTCCCATTAAAAGATTTAAGGGATGCGGAGGACATGCTTTCAGTTATTCGAAGTAAAAAAATAGATCGCAGTTTCCATCCGAAAGATCGCAACTTAACAAAGTCACCCATAACGCAAGATAGAGGGGATAATAGAATCAAGGGAGGAACTTTCCATGAGAGAAAGAAAATGAGAACAGAACGGAATAAGAGAAAGTCCTCAAAGAAATAAAGAAATATTCACTTGTCAAAGAAAGAAACCCTTCTAGGAACAAACTAGAGGGGTTTTTAATTAGGTAGAGGCAGAGGTTGCCCAATAGTTGGGGCTAAGGATAGAGGGGGGTACGGGGGAGGGGTAAAGGGGGAGAAGAAAGATGGGAGAGGGGGTAAAGAAATTTTAGAGAAATTTTGAGGGATTGGGGTTACAAAACTTTCTCAAACACTCTTTTATACGCCTCATTAGCGCACACAGAGGTATCTCAGAGCCCTCCGAACGCAAAAAAGGTCTCCCAGCACCTTTTAGACCCTCCGAGGCCCTATAAACGATTTGTACTATACAATCCCAATACAAAATTTAACAAAATTTGTGAATCCTGTCCACTGACCCCCTCAATGACCCCCTCTAAGAGCCCCTATAAGAGTGACTATGAACAATGTCAATACAATTCTGTCCATATTGTTCTGAATCCTGTCCATAAGCGTCCCTCTAGCCAATCTATCGAAGACTCTGTTGTACTTACTGTTCACACGGATGAAAGATTGTCTGAGGTGCATACTTTTAATTGTTTTTAGTGATACTGAACGTGCCATTGGTGTAAATTTTAATATCCTTTGAGAGAAAGTGCTTGACTTGGCCACCGTCCTTCAGAGTGACGCACCAGACGTCGTCATCGAAGGTACCGCTATCGCGCACGTAGATAGCCATACCGTCTCCCAGGGGGGTCACTACGGGTATTGGCTGGGTGAATTCATGAATCATTCTGGATACCGTCCCCGTTATTATGGGACACGCGCTGAT